GTAATAACCCTATGGTTGGTGCTACTGTAGCTGTAGCTGTTTCCATCGAGGAAGCAGCCGAGGCTGGAAAGTTCTAAATAGACTTTACAAATTGAAAAGACGTTAAACCCAAGAAGTACCGTAATCACAGCGATTGCGGTACTTTTTTGGTGCCTGGAAGTGGAAAAATGAAATTGGATGTGAGATGGTGTAAAAAGTGGTGAAAATGGGAAAGCAGGAAACCAGTAGGTAACAAGTAGGAAACATGGAGAAGGTAACACTTTTTCGGTTACCTGCAGAATGCGGAAATACCGCAACCACGAGGGTTACGGTATCTTTTCCAGTTCGGCTCTGAGCCATTCTAAGTCACGGTCTGTATAAGCCGCCTCTGTTATGTCGGTGATTCTGTGACCGACAAGTTTTTTGATGGTGTATTCGTCAACCTCGGCTTTCTTTGCCATGGTGATGAATGTCATTCGAGGGTCGTGCGGCCGATGATCGTCTCTGAGTTTGAGAGCGGCGATCACTTTATCGAAACGGCCGGCATATTTGTCGTAGGTGATTGCCATGCCGCCCTTCGGAGAATCCGGATCATTAAAGAGCCGGTGGCTTCCAAGTTCAAGGGCATAGTCGTAGTTTTTCTTAACCAGGTCAAATATTTTCGGGTGGATAGGCACCATACGGTGTCGCCCGGCCTGTGTTTTCATACCACCGACAATATAGCGTTCTTCAAGATGCACGTCCTCTAGTTCCAGTATGGCGAGTTCTTGCGGTCGCCATCCCATGTAGCACTGTATGAGAACCCAGTCCACGAACCGGATTTTGCCGACGTTTTCCCAAAGCGTCTGCATCTCTGAGTCCTGGAAGATGATGTGGCCACGTTTTGCTTCCTCCTTTTCTTTGATGATGTCGTCCGACAGTTCAAATGTGCGGGCGTAGTTCTTATCAACAAGCTCATATTCGAGCGCATAGTCCAGCATTAAATTAAACATAGACTTGATCCGGGATTTTGTGCCTGCAGACGCAAGCACCTTTTCGCCCTTATTGGCTCCACGTGAAGGAATGATGTAGCCATCTTCCATTATGCCCTTGATGTGGCGGGCACGCAGGTCCTTAACACGCATTCCGGCAATGGCGTGGCAGTAGCTCCACGCTGACTTGATGGTACGGCAGGATGATTCACTTTCCAGGGTAGGGAAGTAAGCTGCAGTCCATTTGTCGTAGAGTTCCGCCAGGGTCATAGCGGCATTTTGTATATCGTAAGGATTAGCTCCGTACTCAGCGAGTGCCTGCAGAGCTTCCTTCTTAGTCTTGAATGTTCCAAGAGGAACACGGTTCTGTACGGTCTTTCCGGTCTGTTCGTCCGTGATCCAGCCGAGAGTAACACGGGCCAGGTAAGGCTTACGACGGTTTCCGGAAAGTTTTGTCACGCTGCCGTAGCCGTTAGGTAGTTTCATTTGACAACCTTACTGATTCCACAGCCGCAGGCAGGCCAGCGAAATCCGTTTTTGCTGGTTCGAGTTTAAGGAGAGAAGAGAGCGTGATTGTTTTCTGCTCCGGCACCTTCTCATTAAGAACCGAGGTAGGTAGAACATAAAAGTCCCAGTAGTCGAGATCAAGAATTGAAACATCGCGTGTACGAGCGGTAAAGACGCAGAACACATACAAATCACTGTTACGCATAGCCATAGAGGCGTAGGTAGCTCCATCCCAGGCAAATTTCTTTGCAATGTCGAAGCTAATCTGCGAGAACACATCTTCCGGAGTCCACGCCTGCAGATAGGCAGACGACTTGACCTCGATCCGGAGACCGGAAGGAGAAGTAAGGTCGAACGGTAGCCAGTCGGCACGTGTGACATCTTTTGTTTCAAGGGCAGAGTGTACGAGAAATTCAGCAAGCACTCCACGGTGGGTATTGTTGAGCAGATCAGAATACGCCCAACGCCAAAAATCCTGCAGCATGATAGAAGTATCGGAACCGTGCAGGGTAAATGGTTCATTGCCGTTTAGTTGTTCCATGGTTTCCTCCGTATCTTTCTAGGAGCGTCCATAGGACACGCTTATCGTCGCTGGAAGCGATGGAATACAAGGACACGAGCATTTTATCGTCCGGGACATTATGCCGTCCAAGAAGGTAATCTACGGACACATCGAGGGCATCAGCCAGTAGCACGACATTATCGACGGTCGGTGTTCGCAGTCCATTGAGGTAGCGTGAGATTGTAGCGGCAGTCACACCGGAAAGAGCGGCAAGGTCGTTACCGTTCAAGTGGTGTTCCTGCATACAATGCGAAAGACGCTCTGAGAATTTGTTAATATCCATAGGCGTAACCGGAGATACCGGTACCACGTATGGAACAGTCTAAAAGTTTCTTGCACTCAGAGTCCGTAAGCGGACCGTATGAGTGAACCAATCCGAACAACTGCAGGTCAGTGAGCATAAGCCGGTGCTGCAGGTGCCGGATCTTTGCTACGACACCGTAGGAGCGGTTCCTGGTGCCGTGATTGCAACTGTCACAAAAAGAGGAGAGATAAAGAAGTAATGCAGCGGCATCGTTCCCGGACCTCTCCTCATTGCGTGCCAGCTCAAAGTATTTGTTATTCATAGGCACATCTCCTCAGTACCGGCCGTAAAGTCGGTACCATTCTAAACTGATAATCTTTTTTCTTTGTCGAGGTATTTCTGAGACTCTGTATAGGCTTTCAGAAATCCCTTGAGTTCCCCGATAAACTCAAATTGTTTGTTCTGTGGCAATGCCCGGTACAGTTCGAGAAGTTCGTCCTCTTCTGCAGTGGTGAGCTTGCGGGCAGGAGCCTCTTCGCCGGTCAATAGGTAATGAACTGACACGCCCAGGAAGTCTGCAATCGGTTTGATGTATTTCGCTGGCGGGTCGCTATTGCGAGTTTTCCAGGTGGACATCGTAGATGTCCGAATGCCGAGGCGGTCGCACAGATCAGTAGCCTTTTTGTCCGTTTTTTCAAGGGTTTCAGTGATTCTTTCGATGATTTCCATAGGCAACCTCCGTGGTAAAAATAATACGCAAATAAGAGTAAAAACATTTACAAACTCGCAGATACGTGCTATAATAAATATATGAAATACAAAACAACTCAAAGTTGCGAGCCGAGAGATTGTGCTTGTATTTCGTGCGTCTGTTTGCGAGTTTGTAAAGAGGTTTACTTACATTATAGCACGCAAATCAGAAAAGATAAATAGTTTTTACACAAATGCGAGAAAGGAGTGAAACGCAAGCATGAAGCAGGAAACATCACAGTGGGGCAAAGCTGTTAAAAAAGCAGTAATCGACCACGATATGACATTGAAGCAGCTGGCCGAAAAAATCGGTTACAGCAATGCTACTGTTTCCCAGGTAGTCAACGGCAGATATTCCAATTCGAGTTACAAGGTAATCGCTGAGAAGATCAACGAAGTGCTTGGAACGGAAGGACTGCCGGAGAGAACCGAAACACCGTCCGATGAATGGTGTCAGACAGTGAAGGTGGAACTGGTAAAACAGAACATGACCGTCAATGAGCTGGCGAAGCAGCTGGATGTCTCCAGGGATCGGCTGTCACTGGTAATTAACGGCAAGATGATGAACGAAGCAATCGTGAGCGGGGTGAATAACCTGCTAGGAATCAACCTGGTCGCTGTTCCAGCTGATAAGTAAATTATAGCGGAAGGGTAGGTAACAAGAAATGGGAAGAGGCCCTACAAACGAGAACACAAATATGTATTTCCAGGCCAGGAAAAAGGCGGCAACGTACAACGAGAGGCTATGGAGCCGTGAAGGAGCTGCAGAACTGTTGGGAATATCGGTTTCAACATTGGCAGATTACGAGCTTGGCAATACGAAGGTTGTCCCGGTGGACAAGGTGGTGCTTATGGCCGACCTCTACAACGCCCCGGAATTGATTACTGGGTACTGTATGCGAGAATGCCCGGTACACGGATTCCTACCACTGGCAACCGAAGAGAAAAGTTTAGAAGGAATTGCATTAAGGCTTTTGCAGAACTTCAATGAGGATTCATTGAAGAATATGCGAGACAGTCTGATCGAGATAACTGCAGATGGAAAAATCACAAAGGATGAATTACCAGCCTTGGAAAAAATCATTGGGCAGCTCGAAAAGATGGCAGAGGTAATAAGCGAAATGAAAATTGCCGGAGAGAAGTATTTAAACGGCAAGTAAGCCGGAGCAACGCCGGAAAGGAGTTCAGAATTGAAGAAAGCAAGTAAGCGAAGAATATTGTTTGCGGCAAGAATGGCAACGATGGTCGGAGCTGCCTGTTTTGCAGTAAGTGGCATTTCAGAAACGCTCGGGCAGGAGAAAGAAAAAAGCCGGCCGGTCTACATAGCCACAGAGGAAGTGGCAGAGACGACGTATATGCCGGAGGTCGAAGAGACAACACAGCCAACGGAGACAGCAAAGGCAGTTGAGACAGAAGAATCGTTGATTGCAAGTATGGATTGGGACAAGGACGATTCTTACCTGCTATGCAAGATAGCAATGGCCGAAGCTGAGAGCGAAGGCGCGAAAGGAAAGGCACTGGTTATGCTGGTAGTCCTCAACAGAGTTTGGAGCAATGAGTTCCCGGACACAATCGAGGAAGTCATTTTTCAGAAGAACCAGTTCAGTCCAGTAGCAAACGGAAGATACGACGCAGTAGAGCCGGACGAGGAGTGTTACGAAGCATTGAAGCTGATCCAGGTAGACCATTGGAACGAAAGCCAGGATGCTTTGTATTTTGAGAGCAAGAGCGACAGTAAGTGGCACAGCGAGAATTTGGAATTTCTTTTCAAGTACGGCAAACATTACTTCTATAAGTGAAAGGAACAGGCGGTATGAGAAGATTTAGAAAGAAAGTCAGAAGATTTGTGAGACTGTATTGGTTTTGGGTAAGCCTGGGACTGGTCCTCACAAAAGTATCGGTTGAAGCAGCGTACATCGAGAGAGGCTATAGAGCCTACGGCGGTGAGTGGCTGGTTTTACCAGTGGTGTTGATCGTCGGATATTTCGTAAATGAGGCAAGAATGTACCTGCCGGACTTCATCGAAGAGTGGAGAGAGGAGAAAGCCTATGAGCGAAGAGTTGCAGAAAATCGTAGACGAGTACAGAGAGAAAGAAATTCATATCTCAGATGAAGAGGCTGAGCAAATCTTATGGTTGTGTAACCGGAAGATGGATATAAGCAAGATTGAGAACAGAGAGGAATACCTGCTGTTGTTATTCAAGGACGAGGTTAAGAACTATCTGTTCAGATGCTCGGTAAACGCTACGACGTTTTTGAGAAGATTGGAGGCAGAAGGAATATGTGTGCAGAATGCGGTATGAACCCATGCCATCCAAGATGCCCGAACGCACCGGAGCCGGTACCGGTTCATGAATGCGTGAAATGCGGGTATGGAATCCTGGCAGGAGATAAGTTTTGGGATTCTCCGGAAGGGAAGATTTGTGAAGAATGCGTGAATGATATGAGTGCAGAAGAAATATTAAAGTTGTGTGGCGAAAGCCTCACGGAAGCAGAAAAGGAGGAAAGGTAGTATGGCAGAACAGAATGCAGTGGCAACACAGCAGGGAACGCAGGTAAGTGTAGCAGCGCAGGTTAAGAGCATGATTTCCCAGGATGCGGTAAAGAAGAAATTTACGGAAGTCTTAGGACAGAAAGCACCGCAGTTTTTGGCATCCATTACGAATGTGGTGGCCGGATCAACGCAGTTAAAGAAATGCCCGGCAACAACGATTATGAGCGCGGCGTTTGTGGCAGCAACCTACGATTTGCCGATTGACAGCAACTTGGGGTTCGCAGCAATCGTGCCTTACAACAACAATAAGTACAATCCACAGACGAGACAGTGGGAGAAACATCCGGAAGCACAGTTTCAGATGATGTATAAGGGATTTATCCAGCTGGCGATCCGCTCCGGATATTACGAAAAGATGAATTGCTCGGTTGTCTACAAGGACGAGCTGGTTTCATACAATCCGATTACCGGAGAAGTTGAATTTGTGACGGACTTCTCGAAGTGTACGCAGAGAGCCGAAGGAAAATCAGAGAACATCGCTGGTTACTATGCCTGGTTTAAGTTATTGACCGGTTTCAGAAAAGAGTTGTTTATGACAACAGCAGAGGTCGAGAACCACGCCCGCAAGTATTCAACAGCATACAGATATGACCTGGAAAACAACAAGAAGGGCAGTAAGTGGACGACAGATTTCGAGGCAATGGCGTTAAAGACGGTTATTAAGATGCTGCTCAGCAAGTGGGGTATTTTGTCAGTGGATATGCAGAGAGCAATCCAGGACGATCAGAAGGTTTACGACGAGGACGGCGAAGGAAGTTACGGCGACAACCAGCCGGATATCGTAGAGGCACAGGACCCGTTCAGTAATATCGAGCAGAAAGAAGAGGAACAGCAGATCGGCGGCTTAGATTTGGAAGAGGTTGAATAGGAGGAAGAAGAATGCAGCTGACATCAGAAAATTATTATAGCCAGGAGGCTAACCGGGAGTACATGAGCGTATCGGGGTATAAGGATTTTGCCGGAACCTACGGCAAGTTGCCTTGTGAGTTTCACGCAATGGAAAAGCTCAACGGGAATTGGGAAGATGAAAAGACTACGGCGCTGCTGGTAGGAAGTTATGTAGATAGCTATTTTGAGGGAAGCCTGGAACAGTTCAAAAAGGACAATAAAGAAATCTTCACTCAGAAGGGCGATTTGAAGTCGGACTATAAGCAGGCGGAAAACATCATCGCACGAATCGAGAGAGACAAATACTTCATGAAGTATATGAGCGGTCAGAAGCAGGTCATTATGACAGGAGAGCTGTTCGGGACAAAGTGGAAGATTAAGATGGACTCATACATTCCGGGAGTGGCTATCGTTGATTTGAAGGTTATGGCATCTATAACGAAACTGGAATGGGTAAAGGATATTGGCTACCTTGATTTTGTTCGCTACTGGGGTTACGACATCCAGGGTGCGGTCTACCAGGAAATCGTGAGACAGAATACCGGCGAGAAATTACCGTTTTTTATTGCGGGAGCAACAAAAGAAAAGCCTGAGCCGGACATCCGCATTATACACGTAACTGACAACTATCTGCAGGAGGCATTGCACATGGTAGAGATGAATATGCCGAGAATCCTCAGAGTTAAGAATGGAGAGGTTGAACCGGATAGATGCGAATTGTGCGATTGCTGCAGACACAACAGAGTGTTAAAGAAGCCGATCTCAATTATGGACTTGACAGCAGGCATTTAAGGAGATAGGCGGTGACTGAATGGCAGACAACAGAAAATATTACTACCTAAAGCTGAAAGAGGACTTTTTCGACACGGACGAGATGAAGATTTTAGAGAGCATGAAGGACGGATATTTATACAGTAATATCCTGCTGAAACTCTATCTGAAAAGCCTGAGCAATTCCGGCAGGTTGATGTATAGAAATGTGATTCCGTACACGCCGGAAATCCTGGCAACTTTGACAGGGCACCAGGTAGGCACCGTCGAGAAAGCATTGGATGTATTCAAGAAGCTGGATTTAATCGAGATGCTCGATAACGGAGCAATCTACATGATGGATATTCAGAACTTCATCGGCCAGTCGTCCAGTGAGGCTGACAGGCAGAGAGAATATTATAACCGCATGAAGGCTGAGAAGGAAGCACTGGCAGGAGAAAGCACAGAAACGCCGGAACTTCCGGAACCGAAAGAACCGGTACTGCCTGCAGAACAGAAGTCAAATAAGGCGATTGGTAATTACACCACGGATTTCGAGGAACTGTGGGAGGTATACCCGAGGAAGGTTGATAAAGGGCAGGCATACAAGAAGTATAAGGCACGCCTGGAAGATGGCTTCTCCCACGAGCAGTTGTATGAAGCGGTAAAGAACTATGCGGCACAGTGCAAGAAGCAGAGAACAGAGACAATGTACATAAAGCATGGCAAGACATTCTTAGGAGAGTCAACGCCGTTCCTGGACTATCTGCCAAAGGACAAGCCGGTTCAGAGCGAAGCTGAGTACGACGACAATGAGAATCCGTTTGGAAGGAGTGAGTGATGATGGATTTGGATTTGCAGAAGGTTTTACCTGCAGAAGCATTCGAGACAGAGCAGAATGAGGGCGACTACATCGGCAAAGACGGACTGCTTTACTGCGGAGTCTGCAGAACCAAAAAGCAGACCAGGTTGCCCGCATCGGATTTTACCGGAGGCAAGGAGATGATCGTTCCATGTATCTGCAAGTGCAAGGTTGAGGAGAACAAGCGTAAGGAAGAGGAAGAAAAGAAAAGACAGGAAATGCAGCGCTTGGAAAGGCTGAAAGCCAGCAGCCTTATGGATGCCAAACTGAAAGCAGCAAGGCTGGAAGGATACCAGGTGGACGGAGACAATCAGAAAATCTACAACCTCGCAGGCAATTACGTGAAAAGGTTTGATGAAATGTACGAGAAACGCCAAGGGTTGTTGTTTTGGGGGACGGTCGGAACCGGGAAGAGTTACACGGCCGCCTGCATTGCGAATGAGTTGCTGGATCAGATGATCCCGGTGGTTATGACATCATTCGTGAAGATACTGCAGAACATCCAGGGCAACCCCGACGAGGAAGAGAGAATAATGGCGGGACTGAATGCGGCAAAGCTACTGATTATCGACGACCTGGGAGCAGAGAGAAGTACCGATTATGCGTTAGAGAAGGTGTACAACATCATCGACAGCAGGTATTTATCCGGAAAGCCGCTGATCCTCACTACGAATATGACATTGAAGGATATGCAGGAGTCAGAGGACATCCGATACAGACGTATCTACGACAGAATATTTGAGATGTGCTTTCCGGTAAGGTTTGCAGGCAGAAGTTGGAGAGAAAAGGCGGCGTCGAAGAGGTTCGATGCCATGAAGAATTTAATGGAGGAATGACAGCATGGGATTGATTAAGGTGGCGGAAATCAGCATTGATAAGCTGGAAGATCGCAAGACGGTTACGGCAATCCTGCACGAGAACGGCTATACCGTCGGGCCAGGAAAGAGAAAAAAGACAGAGACCGGAAAGCAGTTAGATTACTACTTGAAGGTGTATGTGGAGGAAGGCACAGATAAGGCAGAACTCTACAAAGCAACAAGCGGAAAAACGAAGGTGACAGCCAAGAAGGTGACGGATAAGATGTCGGCCGAGATTGGCGACAAGGCATAGGAGGCAGAAAGTGGATGAAGATATGAAGCAGATTCGTTTCACAATACCAGGACAGCCATTCGGGAAACAGAGACCGAAGTTTTCAAGAGCTGGGGCGTATGTTAAGACGTACACCCCGAAAGAGACCACCAGTTATGAAAACCTGGTGAAGCTGTTTTACAACGAAGCAGCCAAAGGAAAGATGTTTCCGGAAGGGGCAATGCTGGATGTAAGGATAATTGCATATTACGAAATTCCGAAGTCCACCAGCAAGAAGAAACGCAGGGAAATGTTGGAATACAGGATCAGACCAACCAAGAAGCCGGACTGGGATAATATCGGCAAGATTGTTTGCGACAGTCTAAACCTGGTAGCGTACCACGATGATTCGGCAGTCGTGGATGCACAGGTAAGGAAGTTTTACTCAGAAACGCCGAGGGTTGATGTGATGATAAAGGTCGTAGGACCGGATCAAATTTAGGAGGTAGACAATGGCAGGAAGAAAGAAAACTGAAACAGTGGAAGCAGAAGTTGTTGAGACAGCGGTAGTACCGGCAGGGAAAATGGAGTTCAGACTGATTAACCCGACAGAGGATGGTTTCCTCAGACGCATTCAGTGGAACAAGGAAGAGTTGGAGGCTGCAGTAAGAGCCAAGATTGCTGGTTACGAGAATGTGGTTTACACAGAGGAAAACATTAAGGCGGCGAAGAATGACAGGGCAGAGCTGAACAAGCTCATTAAGGCTATTGAGGAGAGAAGAAAGCAGGTAAAGAACATCATCAATGAGCCTTATGCAGTGTTCGAGGCAGAGTTAAAGGAAATCACGGCACTTATCAATGAGCCGGTCGCACTGATCGACCAGCAGGTAAAGGCGTTCGAGGAGAAGCAGAAGGAAGAAAAGAAAGCGGCTATCAAGGCTACCTACGATGAAAATATCGGAGATTTGGCCGAGGTATTGCCGTTTGAAAAGATTTTCGACAGCCGTTACCTTAATCAGACATATAAGCTGGCAACCGCACAGAAGGAAATCGTGGACAAGATCGACACGGTTAAGACGGATTTGGAGACTATCGACAGCCTGGATAGTAAGTATAAGCTGAATGCGAAGGATGTGTATATCAAGACCCTGGACCTCAGCAAGGCCCTGGCAGAGAACAAGAGGCTGGCAGACCTGGAAGAAAAACTGGAAGCGGACAAGCGCCGTAAGGCTGAGGAAGAGGCCGAGAGAAAACACCAGGAAGAAATCCGCAAGCAGAAGGAAGCTGAGGAGCAGGCAAAGCGTAAGGCAGAAGAAGCGGAGCGTAAAGCGGCAGAAGCTAAGAAAGCACAGGAAGCCGCCGCAGAAGTCGAACAGACAGAACCTCAGTCCGAAATTGGTAAGGTAATCGAGTCCATTGAGAGATCGGCATTCTCCCAGGCAATAGCTAGAGAGGCGCAGGCGGCACCGACAGAGCAGGCAGTTGATCCGTTCGCTCCGAAGGAAGAACCTAAGCAGGAAAAGAAGTATAGAGTACGTTTCTTTGCAGACGGAACTAAGGAGCAGTTGGGCCAGCTGATTGCTTTTATGAATGAGAACAATATCAAATACGGCAAGATTGCAAAGGAGAGTAAGTGATGAACGAGTACGACAAGAGATTGAATTTTGACAGTGACACCTTCGAGGGTATGAAACACGATATGAATTTTGTTCTGCAGAGATTGCTCGGCAACATGATTGAGAAGCAGTCCACCGAAGGAAGCATGACGATTAAGATCGATGTAACCATGGTAAAGGAATTTATCCCGAATTACGATCCGAACGTAAAGGGAGAGTCAAGAGAAATCAGCAAGCCTCAGTTCAAGCATAAGGTAACGTCGGCGGTCAAGATAAGCGACGAGAAGAGCGGAAACCTCAACAACGAGATGGAGATGGTTATGGATGAAGAGACCGGCTGCTATGTGTTACAGCCGATTGCGAACACCCAGCAGAGAACTATCTTTGATTCGGACTTTATGGCCGGGCAGAAGAACCAGGAAGGCGAAGGAAACGACGACGTCATCGACGGTACATATATCGATGCGGACGTAAGACCAGCGTTGCCTGGTCCTTCCGACAATGAAGAACCTGCAGAGGAGCAGACAGAAGAGACTCAGCCTGCAGAAGAAGAGGAAACAGACGAACCGACAGAAGAACAGTCCGGAGAACCGGCGGAGGAAGAGCCGGAAGATATTACGGACGACATCATGGGAGATACAGACACAGAAGGTTATGATTACGAAGATCCGGAGGAATAGATATGGGATTATTTAAACCGAGAATGAGCAGCTATGTAGACAGAGGCAATAAGTTAATTGCGGAAGGCAAGACAAAAGAGGCAATGAACCTGGTAAGCCACGGTCTGCAGTATTACTCAGAGAGGGTTATCAACAGCATATCTCCATACGCCAAGGCAGATGCAGGACTGATTGTTTTAGTCCTGCGCCACCTGGCAAATGAGATTGAGAAGAATAACCCAGGAGCAAAGGAACTGGCGGCTGGCATGGAGAAGTGCGTAGGCAAACCTTCCCTGCAGGAGATTGAAAGAATTAAGAAACCGAACAAGAAGTAAGGAGGCAATATGAATACACCGGAGAGCGATATGGAACAGGCAAAATTTGCGAGAGAATGGGTAAGAGCACACGCTGCAAAGAAGATGGCAAAGTATGAGAAAAAGCTGAGAAGAGCCGCAAAGGACTTTTTCGGACACGATGTTACGATTGCATACCTGGGACCTGGGACCGTCGTGGAGATCAAGGAGACAGGAAGAAAGGGAATAACGAAGGTAGACGAATGAAAGAGAGCGAGGCAATACGACACCTGGAAAGACACCATGAGTTTTTAAGAAACGCCTGGAAACCACACCCGGACCATGAGTGCTTGGATAGCATATGCATGGCAATAGCGGCACTAAGAAAGCAAGTACCGCAAAAACCAAAACATGAGTTAATCAAGTATGGAAGGCACAGCTGGAAAAAAACAAATACGGAAATATAGACGAGATGGCATGGGAAAGCGGTTTTCACAGTGGAGTGATCTGCGAGAACTGCGGAGAAACCGTATGTACTCTTTGCGAACCAGATTATGACAGTCAGGATAACAACGGACCGGATGATTGCTACGAGGAAAATTGGCGGTGCCCGGAGTGCGGAAAACATGTGTATAAGGACACGTATTGCAGCTACTGTGGCCAGCGGATAGATTGGAGGTAGGCTGAGTTTCATGGCAAAAGGTTTTCTATACGTGTATGAGCGTATATATAAAGGCGAGAACGAGATGCAGGCTGAGTTCCGGAAGATACCGGTAAACGGAAAGCGAACCTCAGTAGCAGATCAGAAGAGAATACGGAAGGTGATCTCAGATAATGCCTATCGAATCGCCCAGGAGTGCAAAGTGCTTGTTGGCTACCCAAGAATGAGAATCGAAGGAACGAAAGTCAACCTGGGAGCTGCGAGCATCATGCTTCCGGATTGCAGACTGATCGGCATCGAAGAATTAAAGAAAATTGAGCTGGGGGGGGTGAAATGAATGCGGAAGCACAAAGAAACGGAGCAGGAAGCCATAGAGAGGCGAAAGCAAATGTATGGATGCAATGGGAAGTGCTGCGACAGAGTAATTGATCCGGAAACAGGCGAAGGGCAGTATTTCATATGTGGTGGCATAGATACCTGCGACGAAACAAGAGTAGGCGAGTTTATAGGAGAAATTGGTGCAGCGCTCTTTTTTATCATTGCACCAGTTGCGTTTGTGACAGCGATCGTAGCTTTGATATTGTTCTGTTCATAGGAAGGAGCTGTGAGAAAAATGATTGAAGAAATGGCAGAGACCATGAGTGGAATACAAAACGAATATCAGAGAGAATTTGAAGATATTATCAAAGAATACGCAGGAAAACCGTTTGATGGAAATGATCTCTATTGTCTTGAAAGATATATGGAGTATGTGGCTCAGAAACTCTCAGCAGAGCATGGAGTACATATTATTCCAGGCAAGGTAAGGGCGGACATAGACGGAAATGCAATGATGGAGGAACCTAAAATAGAGATGGAAGATGGAAGCATCAGAAGGTTGTCGCAATGGTGGTTAGGGATATAGGAGGCAGGTAACAAAAGAAGGGAGGTGAGAAAATCCTATGAGGTCCTACAATCCGTTTGGTACTTGCAGGAATTGCGGATGTCAGATTATGTGGGTAAGAACAGTAGCCGGAAAGAATATGCCGGTTGATCCTACGATGATAAGCTACCGCAGGCCAGGAGCAGGAGTTAAAGCGAAGGAAAAGATAGTAACGCCGGAAGGCGAGGTTGTATGCGCTGACAAAGTAGATTCAGAGAAAGCAGAAGGTTTCGGTTACATCTCACACTTCGCAACCTGCAAAGCAAGAAACCATTAAGCAAAAAGAAAGCCGCCCCTTTGACAGGACGACTCGTGACTGAGAATATTATACTCGCAAATGCGAAAAGAGTCAAGGAGGCGACATTATGGCAACGGAGGAAAAGAAGAACCAGGAAAGACCGGCTGTTTACGTTCTCACGCAGGAGCAGATCAATCAGATTGCTGCAGTAGGTGCCAAGGAAGGAGTAAAGGCATTCAAGGAAGAGCAGAAGAAAGAAGAGCGTAAGCGTAAGAAGGAAGATAGCAAGGTAAGAAAGACAAAGAAGCTGCTGAGTTCGTATAGGAGAATCAAGGCGACGTTATCAGACGGAGAGGAGTTCACACCGGAAGAGCAGGCAGAATTGAGATGGAAGTTCATTGAGGACCTCATGGGGAACACAAGGGAGATAGCAGGAAAGTCCGAGAGGACAATCAAAGATACGGAACGCAAGAGAGAAGAGGATCTGTACTGTGTGTTCCGGATAGAAAAAGCGACAGAAATGTACCGTGAAGAGTGTGAAAAGAGCGGAAGTGAAGAGGCGAAGCGACGTTTCAGAGAGTTAAGCATGATGTACCTGGACGAAAAACCTTACACGGTGCAGGAGATTTCGGAAGTAGAAAACATAAGCGATAAGACTGTCTACAAGGACATAGGAATAGCTTGTGGCATTGTGGCTATTTACTTACTGGGTGCGGATTTCTAAACGCTCCCTGTGGCTGTAAATGCACCAGGTAGAAAATGAGTAGGTTGCATAAAGAATTACCAAGTGGTAATATGCTAATTAGCCGATAACCCAAATGTCACCCCTAAAAATAGCCAGTTGTATTTCTTCCCAACGGCAGGCAAGGCAGGGCGAAATCCCTGCCGGTTAGCCGAAGAGAAAATGTGAACAATCGGTTAAATAAGGCTATTTCAGTGTACTTAGGCAGGTCTGTATAGTATAATAAAACTATAAACAACCAGCATTAAAGGAGTGATTGAGATGGCAATTTGGATTAGCAGGTATAGCAACAAAGAGTTACAGAGTGGTAAGTATTACCCGGTTGGAATCAGTATCGGGACACCGAAGTTTCCGCTGGGGTACACACTGAGAAAGCAGTGTTATTCGCTGGCACCTAAAGGCTATATGTTGAATATGGAGCTTGAAAGATTCAAGCCTGCGTATTACGAAAAGCTGGAAGGTATCGGTACAGACAGAATCATTGACATGGTTCAGCGAATGGATGAAGAGGCAAGAGCCGAAGGGAAAGAGCTTGTGCTTCTCTGCTACGAAGATGTGAGAGTGCCGGGCGACTGGTGCCACAGAACTGTATTCGCTGAATGGTGGGCGGAGCAGACCGGAGAACTGATTGAGGAGCTATATGATCCGTCAGAGCCGAAGGTCAAGAAGCCTACAGCAAAGAAAGAAAGCAAGGAACCTGTCAAGAAGGCAGTCGAAGCCAGGAGAGAAGAACCTGGTTACGAACAGCTGAGCTTGTTTGGTTTGGCAGGGATTTAATCATAACATCCGGAACTGGTGTAAGTAGCACGTGGCTATTCCATAGTTAAGGTCCTGTTCATCGCAGGGTTCCGGTCCAAAAACAACGGCATCGCCTCCAAGACGGAAGCGGTGCCTTATTTATTGTCATGGAACGTACACCGGTGCCCTTTGCGGTCCGGTGTCTTTTTGTGCAATATGCTGAGGCTGGTATCAAAAATCTCCGGTGTTACACCAGGGAACCGCCCCAGCTTTTTGTATATATTGAACAATTTTTAGGGAAGGAGACAAGGATATGGCATTTTTTATGGACCCAGGAGCAATGTTCTTGGGGTGCTTAGGTCCGTCGGAGCAGAAGTTTCTCGTTACTCTGATAGAGACGGCAGCGAAGTCCGGATATACAAGGTTCGTTGAGCCATGTGCAGGCACCTTTGCTATGGCGAACCTGGCAGTACAGAATGGGTTTAAGCCGGAGCAGATCGAGACAAGCGATGTCAATATGATGTCAACGGTTCTCGGATACGCGATTACCGGCCAGTCGTTAGAGCCGCTGGAAATCCATGCGCAAGGCTTTAGCGACGAAGAGCTACTTGATCCTGCGACAGCATTGTATGCACAGCTGTACCTCAGAACGTCGAAGAATGCGGGCAATGATTATTTCTATCAGATACTCACAGACCTACGCCTCAGAAGAGACGAACATATCGAGAGTATCAATCGGCAGATAGAAGTTATTAGAAATCTGCTCGGCGGCATGAGCTACAGACCATTGGATATGTGGGAGCATCTGAAAGAGGTACTGGATGATCCGCACGCCTTGGTTATCGCAAATCCGCCGACCTACTTCTCCGGCTATGAGAAGTTTTACGACACGCAGGGCAAGATGACCTGGAAAGAGCCACCGTATGAGCTATTTGATCCGGAGACAGGACACCAGCAGTTCTACGACCTCTGCATGGATGCAAAGGCATTGGTTATCTGTTACCAGGAGAAGAGAGCAGGAGAAGCGGTAGGTTACACGATATACGCCCGCTCCGGTACGAGAGCAGACTTAAACGCCTACATCACTACGAACCGGGAGGAAGAGGCAACCGCCCTGGCAAACGGCAAGAAGATTAAGCGTCCGGCAGAGAGCAAATTGCAACCGCTGGACTGCAGTATGCTTCCGAGAGACTACGAAATCAAGGAAGATAGCAAGGTGCAGGTGATCCCGATTAAGTCAGCAGAGGCCCAGTATTACAGAGAATTATGGACGCACAACTTTGTGGGTTCATCGGCAACCTTCAACAGGGCATTGCTGATTGACGGATATGTGGCCGGTGTATTCGGCATATCGAAGATGGCTGCAGACAGCGTATTTGTGTGGTATGTGATGAAGGTGCCGCACAAGACATACCGGTTAGGCAGACTGTGCTATATGCTGGCACAGAACAGAGAGTTTGTAGATACGCTCCTGGATAACATAGAGCAGGAGAAAGTCACAAAGATGCGTACAGCTATGCTTACCAGGTACCCGGAGAACAAAGAGGTCCGAGGCATTATGAAACTGGTAAACAGGGCAGAGGACAAGAAGAACGGATACAAGCTCACGTATGAGGCTGAGTTGGTCGAGGGAAGAACCGAACAGCAGACACTTCAAGAATGGCTAAGGAGGGAGAACGAATGGCAGAAGAACAGAGCAAAGGCATCCAGCAAATCGAAGGGTGCGAAGTAATCTACGATATGGGTTCAGGCTTGGTGATTGCCAAGGTTCCTTTGGATAAAGTCAAGGAGCAGGACATCAACGCCAGGATAATGAAAAACGAGATGCAGGATCAGCTGACCGCCAACATCAAGAAGAGAGGACAGCTGGAAAGCCTGCCTCTTTTTGTTTTGGTGGACGGCAAGCTGGAAATCATCAGCGGACACCACAGAGTAAAGAGCGCACGTGCTGCAGAGATGAAAGAGATAATCGCTATTGTCGATGTGTCCGGTCTCTCACGCAGTAAGATAGCGGCAAAGCAGCTGGCACACAACGCAATCTCCGGTTTCGACGACGACAGTACGCTGAGAGAAATCGTGAAGATGATTGACGATGTGGACGATATGATTGAATCGTTTGTAGGCAAGGAGATCATGGAGGAACCGCTGGAACAGTATGACAAGATGCTGAGTCCGTCGGTTTCGTTTGATTTTAAGAATGTGACGTTTACGTTCCTTCCGCACCAGGTAAAGGATATGGACGCACTGATTAAGGATTTGGAATCTAAGGCCCCGGATATTGTGGGTGTCGCTTCACTCGAGCAGTGTAAGTCCTTTGTGGAGACATTGAGCAAGTATCAGAAGTTTACGGACATCCGGAATGTCGGTGCGGCGATTCATTCCATGATCGAGAATGCCACACAGAAGATGGACGACACAGGATTCACAGAGGAAGGAGAATGGACCTACCTCGCAAAACTGTTTGGCAGTAATGCGGTACCGGGTGAGTCCGCTTCCGTTATCCAGCAGGCAATCAAGAAAGCTGAGAAGGAAGGGACAATCACGAGTAAGAACAGGTGGCAACTGATCGAGTACCTATGTGCTGACTACCTCAGTGGCAGGTAGTTAATGTATGGCAGCTAAGCCAAAATACAATGCCCCTTACCACGATAATTGGGCGTGGTCTTTGGCTGCAATGGGTGCCACCAACGAAGAGATCGCCGTTGCTATGGGAGTCTCCGAACGAACCATTATGCGATGGGCCAAGGAACACGAATCATTCGGCAAGGCGCTTGGAGAAGGTAAAGGAGTATCAGATGCAAAGGTAATTAGGAGCCTCTATGAGAGAGCCACCGGTTATGAATACGAGGAAGAGAAGAGGATTGTTGAGTACGACAAGGACGGCAACATAAAGCCGATAAAGGTCGAAAAGACAAAGAAGCACGTGCCACCGGATGTAACCGCTCAGATATTTTGGCTGAAAAACAGACAGCGTGATCGCTGGCAGGATAGACCACAAGACTATGTGGATCAGAGCGGAGACAATGACACAGAGGTACAGATTTATCTTCCGGATAATAGGAGGGACGACGAATGAAAGAGAAAATCGTATTAGCTCCTCAGAAAGGACCGCAGGAAATGTTCTTGGCAACATCTGCGGACATTTGTATTTATGGTGGTGCGGCAGGCGGAGGAAAGACATACGGCTTGCTGTTGGAACCACTTAGGTACATGAATAATCCGGACTATAACGCCACAATCTTTCGTCGTGACTATACGCAGGTGACTTCCCCAGGAGGCTTATGGGACAGTTCACGAAAGATTTACCGCTACGTGAAAGGTTCCAAGCCGTTAAAGACACCAAAACTACACTGGACTTTCAAAAAGGGCGCATCGGTCAATTTCGCACATCTCAATCGAGATGAAGATTGCGATGATTGGCAGGGTTCACAGCTCACAATGATAGGATTTGACGAGCTGACGCATTTTAGCGAGTACCAGTTCTTTTATATGCTATCCCGAAACCGTACAGATTCCGGGGTAAAACCGTATGTGAGAGCAACCTGCAACCCGGACGCTGATTCTTGGGTTGCTGATTTCATAGCCTGGTGGATAGACCAGGAGACAGGCTATCCGATACCGGAAAGGTCCGGAGTGATCCGCTGGATGGTGCGACTGAATGAAGTTGTTACTTGGTTCAACAGCAGAGAAGAGGCAGTGCAGGGTGCTATTGAGAACGGAGTCAAGCCGGAACAGGCTGAGACGATGCCAAAGAGCGTGACGTTCATAGCGAGTACGCTGCACGACAACAAAATTCTGATGAAGAATGACCCAGGGTATTTAGCAAACCTGCAGGCAATGGCTCTTGTACAAAGAGAAAGGTTACTGCATGGCAACTGGAAGATTAAGGCTGCCGCAGGTCTGATGTTCAAGCGAGTAAAGGTAAATATGCTGGAAGAATTGCCGACGGACGTTATCAAGTGGGCGAGAGGCTGGGACCTTGCAGCTACGTCAGAGGACGAAAACGGAGATCCGGCGTACACCGCAAGCGTGCTGATCGGCAAGAGAAAAAACGGCCGGTATATAATCGCAGATGTAATCAATAAGCGTCTGAGTTCGGCAGAGGTTCGAGAAATCATAAAGCAGACTTGCCTTGCGGACAGAGCCAAATACGGAAGAGTGGCAACACGACTTCCACAGGACCCAGGGCAGGCAGGAAAAGACCAGGCACAGAGTTTCTTGAAACTACTGGCCGGTTTTACTGTTAAATGTGTTCAAGAATCCGGAGACAAGGTAACGAGAGCAGAACCGCTTTCGGCACAGTGGCTCGGACTTGAAGGAATGGATAAAGGCAATGTTGATGTGCTGGTAGCTCCATGGAACGAGGAGTTCTTCAATGAGTATGAGAACTTCCCGCAGTCAAAATTCAAGGATATGGTGGATGCAGGAAGCTCGGCATTCACAGAGCTAGAGAGTGGTGTTTCATACTCAGCACCGCCTAAAGATAGCCAGTTAGGCAAGAGCAGCTATTGGAAGTGAGGTGAGAACAGATGGCTGGTAGTAGAGAAATCGGTCGCATAGGACAGCGACGGTATGGAGGAACAATCTACGAGGAGTTCCTTCACGAACTGAGAGGCACACGAGGGATAGAGGTCTACCGTGAAATGTCAGAGAATGACGATGTGGTGGGTGCTATCCTTTTTGCTATTGAGATGCTGGTTAGACAGTGCGACTGGAACATAGAGCCGGGAGGCGATACTGCGAAGGACAAAGAGGCTGCAGAGTTCGTAGAAAGCTGTATGCACGATATGCAGGACACCTGGACGGACACAATCTCAGAAATCTTATCATTCCTCACTTACGGTTGGAGCCTCCACGAGATCGTGTATAAGCGACGAATGGGAAACACGAAGAACCCGGCAACGAAGAGTAAGTACACAGACGGATTGATTGGATGGAAGAAATTGCCTATCAGAGCGCAGGAAACGCTCTACCGGTGGGAATATGACAACGAGGACAATCTGCTGGGAATGACACAGATGCCGCCTCCGGACTTTGGTACCTACACGATACCAATGAGTAAGGCTTTGCTGTTCCGTACAAAGAGCAGGAAAAACAACCCGGAAGGACGAAGCATTTTGAGAAATGCTTACCGATCCTGGTACTTCAAGAGAAGAATCCAGGAGATTGAAGGAATCGGCATTGAAAGAGACCTTGCAGGACTCCCGGTAATGCACGGACCGGAAGGGTTAGACCTTTGGAACGATGATATTGAGGACAACAAGCAGACGAGAATCGCCCTGGAAAAAATGGTAAAGAGCATCCGGAGAGACGAAATGGAAGGCGTCGTTCTTCCGCATGGGTATGAGTTGGAGCTTTTAAGTTCCGGCGGTACCCGACAGTTTGACACGAATGCAATCATCAACCGCTATGACACCCGAATTGCTATGACGGTGCTGGCGGATTTTATTTTCTTAGGACACCAGGAGACTGGATCGTGGGCGTTGAGTTCCGATAAGACAGAGCTATTTGCAATGGCAATCGGCGCTTTCCTGGATATTATCTGTGAGACGTTCAACAGCCAGGGCATACCGGCACTGATCGACATTAACGGAGAGCATTTCGCAGGAATCACGGAGTACCCGAAGATGTCACACGGCGACATTGCGGATGTGGATATTACGAAGGTCGCTCAGTTCTTAAAGGATATGACCGGAATCGGCTTGCTGGTACCGGACGACGGACTGGAAGATTACATTCGCCAGGTCGGTCATTTACCTGAGAGAACAGCAGACGACAGGGACATAGACCAGCGGCGTAAGGAGCAGGCGCAACAGAACCAGCCTCCGGAACCCGAAACAGCCGCAGGGAACGAACCGGACGACGAAGGTGGAGAAATACCCAATGAAGTATCAGAGGCCGCTAAGAGGCGATTAGGAAGGAGCGGTACAAATGGCAATAAGGTTCATACGGCCAAAGCGAATACGCAAGGCAAAGACACCGGGCAGTCAAGAAGTCCTACGCAGGCTTGAAGAGTACCTGCAGAACGAATGTGACGAGCCGGTAGAAATCCTATGCGGGTTTTGGAAGGATCAGCAGGATGCTATCACGTACCAGGAACTCCGGAAGGCGGTAGCAGATGGAAGCCTCAGTAAAGAAACAATCGAGGCATGGCAACAGGATTACTCAGTGCTTGTTTCTGAGAGATTACAGTCATTATGGGATAAGGCAGTAGAAGCGGGACCAACAGGGCAACCAATCTTGGACGGTCTCGCTTTTGAGTTTAACACTCAGACACCGGGAGTTCTCGACTGGATCAGTGAAAGAGGAGCTGAGTTTGTTACCCGATGCACCCAGGAACAGAAGGAAGCAATAGCCGCACTCCTGGAAAAGAAAATGCGGGAGAGCCACACAGTTGACGAACTGGCAAGGCTTATTCGCCCGTGCATCGGACTGACAGAGCCGGACGCAAAAGCAAATGCCAGGTATTACGACAATATCGTGGCGACGATGCGAAAGGAACATCCAAGGATGAAGATTGAGAGCATCCGGAAGAAAGCATTGGATGCCTCACAGAAATATGCAGAGAAACAGCACCGGGCCAGGGCGTTCACAATCGCTCAGACCGAGAGTGCTTTTGCTTATAACCGTGGAGCTGATGAAGGAATACGCCAGGCACAGGGCGAAGGGTACCTTGGAACAATGGTAAAGCGGTGGAGTACATCCGGAGACGATTCGGTGTGCGACATCTGCAATGCACTGGAAGGTACCGAGGTGGATATGGACTCTGACTTTGATTTCAAAGGTAAGGTCCTTTTTGCGGGACAGCATATGTTACCGCCTGCACATCCGAGGTGTGCCTGCGCCATAGAGTACATTGAAGTGGCTGCACCAAGAGGAAGGAAGTGAGAAAGTGAAGAAATTCTCTGATTTGATAAAGAAGTCTGCAGATCCTCAGAAAGAGAACCACACCAGCAATGCGATTAAGGGCAAGTTCAAGATTGCAAAGTCGGACGACGACAAGCACCTGGCATTTGGCTGGGCGAATGTTGCCATACGTGCTGACGGAGAAGAAATCGAGGACTGGCAGGAGGACATCATAGAGCCGGAAGAGCTGGAAAACGCTGCATACCAATACGTGCTTCTGTTCCGTGAAGGCGGAGAAATGCACGAGAGAGGCGGTGCTGCAGTCCTGGTTGAATCTGTGGTATTCACAGAAGAGAAAATGCAGGCCATGGGAATACCTGCGGGCACCCTTCCGATTGGTTGGTGGATAGGTTTCAAGGTAACTGACGAAGATGTATGGGAAAAGGTCAAGGACGGCACCTATCCGATGTTCTCAATCGAAGGAGAAGCCGAGAGAGTTGAAGTAGAAGATGAAAACACCTTGTAGAGATGGGGCGTATTGAGTTTTTCAGTGGCCTCAACCTTATAATTCCACATACGAGAATAAAATAAGGGCATAGGTAGTTCACATCATGGAGACAAAATTAAGCAGGAAGATTGAACTGATAAAAACAATCAGCAGGGCATCCGATATGGTGCCTTTTTCTGATTATCTGCTTGAATTTATGAATTGCTACGGTTTGAATAACCTGCGGGAATCCACAGTAGAGCAGTTGGAACGGTTCATAAGCAACAGAAACATCACATCGTTATTAGGAGAGGCACCGGAGAGGTGTCTTTTTTAATATAAATCTTGCGGAAAGGAGGAAGCAAAGTGGCAACAAAGTTAAAGAATCTCAGAATCAGTAAGGTTGATTTTGTAGATGAAGGTGCAAATCCGGATGCTCACATCAAAATGGTAAAGCGTAAGGGCGGCCAGGAGCAGTCCACAGGAGAGAATGGCGATAAGAATGGTATTGTCAGCCGATTGTTCGGTTTCATTGGCAAAAAGGCTGGAATGAACCAGGAAGAGATCGACAGTGCAGTAGAGGAAGTTCTGAAAGGCAACTCTGTTAGTTTCAACGAGCGTTTCAATGAAATCAAGAACAGAAAGATTGCTGATGAAATTTGGGATATATGCTACGCACTGCAGGCAAGCCTCTGTTCAATTCTGAATAACGAGGAGCTGGATAGCACCGGCGCAGCAACAGCGATGAATGAGAGCCTTGACGAGTTCACTGCAGTAGTGAAGGAGGCAATTACAAACTGGTCCGGTGGAAAGGTAATCAACATCGTTAAGAGTGGAGAGGTGACGGAGAGTGACCTGGCACTGATGAAGTCTGTGGCCGCAAGGCTGAATGACAACATCGAGAAGGCACAGACCGCCGCTGGCAAGTCCACCGGGGAGGGAGACGAACCGGAGGAAGGCAAGAAAGACACTAAGGACCAGGACAAAAAGAATCAGTCGAAAGGAGACAACGAAGATATGAAGATCGACAAGAGCAAATTAACCCAGGCAGAGCTTCTGATTCTCGAAGATATTGAGAAGAGATGCGGCGTGGCAGATGATCCGGCTCAGACAGAGCAGGGTACTGACGGCAACCCTACAGTAACCAAGTCTGCAGGAACTCAGACCGAGCAGAACACAGACAGCCACGAGGAACCGGCAGGGGACGACATCTATAAGGGACTGAATCCTGCTGTTAAGGCAGAGATCGAATCTCTCAGAAAGTTCCGTGAGGAAGCAGAGAACAAAGAGCTTGAAGCTGTCGCTGGTAAGTATGAGATTATCGGCAAGAAGAAAGAGGACCTTGTGCCTATGTTCAAGAGCCTCAGAGCTGCAGGCGGCACAGCATACAACGATATGATCGCTGTACTGGATGCCACAGTAGAGGCAGTCAACAAGTCCGGTATCTTCTCTGAGGTTGGAAAGTCCGGCCACGGTTCCGCACACGTAAGCGATGCAGAGGGCAAGATCGAAGGTATCGCCAAAGGCTATATGGAGAAAGAGCCTTCTCTGAGCTACACAGACGCACTTGCTAAGGCGTGGGAGAACAACCCGGACCTTATGGACGCTTACGATTCAGAGGAAGGATTCTAAGAAAGGAGGACATAGACAATGGCAAAGAGAAATTTCAACGGTGCGCAGATTAACCAGTCTGCAACAATCGCAGAACAGGCAGGAGCGGACATTGAGGATGTAAGAAACCTCATTCTCTGCTATGACAGCGACGGAAATGTAATCGTGGCCGCAGACGGCACAAAGCCTCTCGCTGGTGTAGCAATCATCGAAGCTGGTTATAACGATATTTCCGGCGCAGAATCCGGAAAGGTTGCAAAGGGCGACCAGATAGATGTTCAGATTAAGGACATCGGCTACATTCTTGCTGGCGGAGCCATTAAGAAGGGCGAGGAAGTTACCGCAACAACCGGTAAAGCAACAAAGGCGGCTGATGGAGATTATGTAGTCGGTATGGCTCTCAGCAATGCGGCTGACGGAGGCTACGTGAGAGTGCAGATTTCCAAGTATCAGAAGAACGCCGCAAAATAAGAAGGAGGAAATAGGTAAATGAAAAGAACAGCTAAGAGCATCCAGGCAGACATTGCCAAGGGTGTATTCAGACCGCACACAGCGCTTTCCACTATGGCGCTGGCTTATTATCAGCAGGACACTACAACCCTTGCAAAGAATATGTTCCCGGTTTGCCCGGTAGGGTTATCCTCTGATAATTACTATGTATTCGACAAAGAGGATCTGTTACGCGATAACTGGCAGAGAAAACCTGCATACGGCAAGGTTGACCCTGCGGTAATCTCTGAGCATACAGAGACTTACGCCTGCGGAGTAGATCAGATGATTATGGGTATTGATAATATCCGTCAGACAGACATCAGCCGCAGACAGGGGCCTCGCACAGCAGATCCTCGCCAGCAGAGAACTAAGGTTATGGCAGCACAGGCGAACATCCACCAGGATTCCGATTTCTCTAAGTCCTTTATGAAAAAGGGCGCATGGGCGAATGAAGGACAGGGGCAGGATTCTGTTACTACCTCCGGCAACCAGTTCATCAAGTTTAGCAACGGCAACAGCGATCCTATCGCATTCTTTGATAAAAAGAAAACTGCTATGAGACAGGCAACCGGCCGCACTCCTAACAGATTAGGTCTTGGCATCAATGTATTCAATGCGTTAAAGATTCATCCGGCAATCATCGAGAGAGTCAAGTTTGGCGGTACAACTGCAAACCCTGCAAATGTTACTGAGAACGTGCTGGCACAGCTCTTCGGTATCGACAAAATCGTTATCGATCAAACTGTGCAGAATAAGGCAGGTTTAGGACAGGATGCAGATATGCAGTTCATCGGTGATCCTAACGCTTTCCTGTTGGCTTATGCGACAGATACACCTTCCATCGAGGAGCCTTCTGCAGGTTACATCTTCACTTGGGATATGCTGGAAAACGGAATTTTACTTCCGGTTCTCAACTACCAGGGAGAAGCTGGCACACATTCTGAGTTTGTTGAAGGTCTTATGGCTTACGACATGAAGAAAACTGCAGACGACCTTGCATTTTTTGGTTACGACGCAGTGTAAGGAGGTTTCGCCATGGGATTGATTGCAAAAAGACCTTGCAGTTATGGCGGCAAAAAGTTCTTTATCGGGGATGAAATCCCTGCAGACCTCGTGGCAGATGTCGCAAGGGAAGAGAAACTTGGCGTAATCTCAATCACGAATGCAAGTGCAGGGGTATCGGTTCAGTCCGGTACCCTTTTTTCGCAGGAGCAGGTAGACGAGATGATCGCTGAGGCAGTCGCCAATGCAAGCACAGGATATACACAGGAGCAGGTAGACGAGATGATCCAGTCTGCTGTTGCTGAGATTAAGCCTTTTGAAAGCGACGACTACGGCTTTACCATTACGGTCAAAGGCGAAGGAGACAATGTAACAGCTGTTTCCTGCAGCACAGAGGACGTCCAGGCGGTAGTAGATGTGTTACAGATGAACGCAGACGACGGAGCAAAGGCAGTAGCCAATGTCAAGTCTGACAGCGTTCTGATTTTGCTTCACGCATTAGACACACGTGCTACGGTCAAGAAAGCGGCTCAGAAACAGCACGACACTTTATTCTCCGCTGACGGCAATTCAAACGAATCCGTAGGCGGTAACGCATCCACAGACGGTACTACGGAGGGAGCTGATACCTAATGTCGAAAGGTGCATACACATACGAACCGGGAAACATCACAGAATACGGCAAAGACCGAATGAGATTTGAACTGGGAGACACGATGGTGGAAGGACTTGCTGATACAACGGCATTGACGGACGAGGAGATACAAGCGGCGATAGACGCATACCCGAATAAGTGGAAGCGTGCGAAGCTAATGCTCCTGGAAAGTTTGTGCCGTCGTTTTGCGTATGAGGTCAACACAAAGACCGGTCCTCTCAGCCTGGATATGAACGGCAGGGCGAAACTTTGGAAAGAAGATTACGACAAGCTGAAAAAAGAAGTCCAGGCAGAATCGGTGTCGGTACCACGCTTCGGGAACGGAGTGGACGGACCACCATATTTTCATACCGGTATGCACGAGAATAAGAGGGTGTGGAACGGATGATAAATGCGAGATTTATGTATTTAAGGCCGGGAAACCTATTCAAGGATTTTGTTGTCGAAGCGAATACGCAGGTTGTTACATCAACCGGAAGAGTAGCAAACGCACCAAAGGGAGACGGTTCAAAGATCGTCAGAGGATGCCTTGCTGAGTCCACAAAGGAACAGAAAGAATCCCACTCTACGAGAGACAGGGTTTGCACTCATACGATTGTGCAAGCAGGCAGTCCGGAAGCAAAGAAGTCCGATAAGCTCATACTTGGAAACCGTACATTTTACATCATCGATATTGACGAGGTTGGCAGTTTGGGAATATCCACAATCTACTACGCTGAGGAAAGGAAGGATGTCAAGTGAAATTATGGGTAGATGGAAAAGCAGGGAGCGCAGGAAGTGCCATAAGAGCAACAGTGAAGGACCAGGTAGCCAAAGTCAACCGACAAGTCGTATCCAGGGGCGTTAGGGCAGTGAATGCCATGAGAAATGCAGAACTGGAAGTGCTAAAAGGTCAGAGGAGCGGCCGAGTATATCGCAAGCCGCACAGCAAAGCGACCTACACAGCATCGGCACCAGGAGAACCACCGGCAAGACGTACAGGAAATCTCCGTATGCACTGGAATGGCCAGGTAAAAACCGAAGGTGGTACTGCAGGCGGCGGTGTTCAAGTCATAGCAGAGCTGGAAAGCCAGGAGAAATATGCAAACTACCTGGAAAATGGCACGAGCAAAATGGCAGCAAGACCGTTCGCTGACAAGATCAAGGAAAAAGCTATCCCGGAAATTGAAAGAATTTACAAGGAGCCGTATGGCTAAGGAGGTAGAAAATGGCGTTGGTATTGGAACAGCCGGTTGTAACCTTCGATTTGAGCGAGATTGCCAGGGGCGATTTAGTCTACGGCAAGCATCACACATGGCCGGAAGGTAAAGCTGGATTTGTGACATCAGCCACCGAGAAGGAGCTGATTGTTCAGTATCATCCGGGTATCGGCAATGTAACGAATCATTTTCATATTCCCATTGATGAAGCAGTAGGCGGTCAGTGGGAGATCAGATATTCAAAGGATATGTCGGAGGTTAAGACCTACGGCATTGCAAGGCAGGACACAGAGGAAGGAGAAAGCAGTAATGAAGCTGGAAGAACTGATTCATAAACGGTTCGTGAGTACAGCGGAACTTACGGAAATGCTTACGACATTCGCTGGGGTTCCTGCTGTTTTTAGTCCGGACGCACCGGGCGACGAACAGGAAGGGTGGGGCGGTAACACGCAGTACCCGATGGTAACTTACAACTATGACCTGCAGGCAAACGAAGAACGAAACAGCGCAGGAACGCTTTCGGTGTCAATCCTTTGTCAGAACACGACAGAGGTATTTCCGGAAGATATTGCGCCAGTAGTGAAGAAATGTCTGCGTGATGTGATTCTCATTCCGGAAGGCGGTACGCCGTACTGCTTTGCCTGGGCGAGGACGGATGCGTTTACGGTAGGCGGTGACAGCGGAAAAGCCGGTGTCGTCATTGGATGCGAAGTAAGATTTGACATCCTAGAATATCCGTCTATGGAGACATCTGATCCGGACCCGGTTATGGCGATTGACAGGTATGTGAAGGAACTGTACCCGGAGTGCCTGGTAATGGGATATGACCGGATGGAAGAAATAACAGAAGCCTCAGCGGATCAGCCGGTGGTTTACTGCAGACTGATTTCGACAGACAAGCAGGAAGAAACGAATACAGTAGCATGGATGGACGGTAGAATTGCCGTCCATGTTTTATGCCCGGACAGCACAGTTCGGATGAAGATGGCCGCAGGAATTGCCAATAGGCTGTCGCTCGACGGCGAGGTGATTATGCTGGACCATTCGCCAATGTTCGTTAAGAGACTGCAGGTGAATTACAAATCTGACTACTTGAAGGAAGGACAGGTATTTATCACAGGTCATTATGGACTGCTTAGGTACAAGGCAAAGCCTCATGTGCTTATGGCGGCTCATGGAAATTACAGTTAAGGAGGTAGGAAATGGCTAAGGAAACAGCAACTCCGGAGACTCCCGCAGAAGTAAAAGCGGATAAGAAACCGGAGAAAAAAGCTCCTGCAGAGTCCGTTTACTCAGTGAGTGAGCTTGCGGGCAATGCAAAAAGTGTTTTTGGCACGATGCAGGAATGCGTTGTTGCCGCTCTGAAAACTGACGGCAAAGCCGAGTACACAGTATCAGAGGCAAAGAAGATTGTAAGCGAGTTCTTACAGAAGGAGGTTAAGTAGAAATGGCAGGAACATTCATTTTAGGCGAAACTAAGGTGCGTCCTGGTACCTATTTCAACATTCAGAAGAAAGGTGGCAATGCTGCCGCTGGCGTTATGAATGGTGTAACTGCAGTAATCTTCCGTGCAGATTTCGGTCCTCTCAATGAGGCAATCGAGTTATCTGCAGAGGATGGTTACGAAGGAACATACGGTACGGCACTTACTACAGACGCAATCAAGGAGGCAATCGCCGGTGGTGCAAAGACCATCATTGCTTGCCGAGTTGGTAACGGCGGCACACAGGGCAGCATCAAGCTGCAGGACGGAGAAAGCACAGAAGCGGTAAGTATCACAGCTAAATATCCCGGAGCTAAGGACTTTGTAGTAACGGTTCGTGAAAAGCTCTCAGACAGCACTCTTAAAGAGTGCATTTTTTATGCCGGTACGACCGAGTTTGAGAAGGTGGAATTTACAGCGGGCAAGAACGAGGCGCAGGGCCTTGTTGACGCACTGGCATCTTCCAAGAACTTTAAGGCGGAGGTTATTAAGTCCGGAGATGTAACTTTAGAGAACGTGGCACAAAAACAGTTCACAAAGGGAACTGATCCGCAGGTAACGAACGGTGATTATTCCAACGCATTCAAGCAGGTAGAGGCTTACGAGTTCAATACCATTTGCGTTGACACAGAGGAGACATCCGTTCATTTACTCCTGCAGAGTTTCATCAATCGTATTTTCGATGCCGCATCTCTTACCCAGGCGGTTGTAGCTGAGAAGCACACAGTAGACCTGGAAACAAGAGAGTCACACGCTGCATCGTTCAACGACGAGAAGATGCACTACGTTCTCAATGCTTATGTAAATGAGCAGGGAACAGAGATTGACGGCTATCAGACAGCGGCACGTATCGCCGGTATGATCGGTGCAGTCGCGGCCAACTCTTCGCTCACTCATACGGTTGTCAGTGGATTCTCCGAACTCAAAGAGAAGCTGACAAACACAGAGATGATCGCTGCAGAGAAGAAAGGTTGCCTGGTACTCAGCTACAACAAAGCTAAGCAGGTGTGGATTGATAATGCAATCAATACTCTCATTACTCCGAAGGATAACCAGGACGATGGTTGGAAGAAAATCCGTCGTGTTAAGACACGTTTTGAGCTTATCAGACGCATCAACACCACTTCTGACAACCTGGTAGGAAAGGTTGACAACGACACCAACGGCAGAGCAACCGTTATTTCTCAGCTACAGGCAGTCGGTGATGCAATGAGAGAGGAAGGCAAGCTCGTGGCCTGCACAGTAAGCGAGAGTTCTGCTTACACAGCTGATGGAGACAGCGCATGGTTCGACATCGACGTAATCGATAAGGATTCTATGGAGCATATCTACCTCAGCTTTATTTTCCGTTTCAGCACCAATGAATAGAAGGAGGTAAATGGCAATGATTAGAAACGAGAGAGCCGCCGCTGATTCAAGACACGCACGTACCGGTAAGGACGGGGCGTTTTACAGCGAGGACGGCGTATTGCTCGCAACGGTTGATACGTTCACTTCCAACGTGAACTACAACAACGCAAAGTACAGTGTACTTGGAGATGCACAGGAACATGAGACAGCCAATACATTCGCTGTCAGCCTCACAATGTCTCAGATCGTAGTAGAGGACGATGAGTTCTTTACAGAGATTATGGAGGCTATGGAGACACAGGTGCCGCCTCACTGGAACTTCCAGGGTTCGCTTCTTGGACGCAACGGTTCCGAGGAGCGTGTGGTTTACAAGGAGTGCATCCCTTCCGGTCAGATCGACATTCAGAATGTTACTGTCGGAGATGTTATCAAGAGAAACTGGAACTTCTTTGTCAACAGACCGCCTAAGTTACAGTCGTTACTTGGCGTAGACAGATAAGAGGTACCGCAGACACAAACCAGTAGGGGAGCCGGAAAGGTTCCCCTTTATTTAATCAAAGAAAATGGAGGATATTCAAATGGCTAAAGAATTTGTAAAAGGTGTAACAGTAGGCGAGGCAACAGCTGAGGAGAATACTCAGCCTGCAGTAACAGAAGTGGAGACAACAGCAGAAGAGACCAAGGATGTAATCAGAAAGAATGAAGAGGATTTTATCCAGGGATTGATCGCCGCCGCAGATTTTGCATCCGACGAGGCGGAGACACAGAGAATCGAGATCGTAAGAAATGGAAATGTTGCGTTTGCGTTCTCTATCAGACCGCTTGGTTCCGAAGAGTACGATAAGTGCCGCAAGAAGTTTACAAAGTATGTTCGTAATAAACAGCTCGGTATCAAGATGCCGGAGGATACAGACCGTATCAAGTATCAGTCCGCAATCATCCACAAGGCGACTATCACTGAGGACAGAGATAAGTTATGGGACAACAAGAAGGTATGGCAGGCACTTGAAAACAAAGGATTTCAGATTATGTCCGGCCTGGACGTAATCGAGTACACGCTTAAAGCAGGCGAGAAGGATCGTATCATCGACGCAATCGACACCCTCAGCGGCTACGAGAGTAACATTGAGGAAGTAGCAAAAAACTAATTGAAGCCGGGGGCAAGATGTGCTTGCTGCATCACATATTCCAAAAGACAGGAATAACCCCCGATGAATTTTACGAAAAGCCGAAAGGCGTGCAGGCATTCATGCTTGCGTCTATGCGGATAACCTTAGAATCACAGAAAGGAGGTAATGACGGTGGCGGAAACACTTAGAATTGAAATCCCTATTGAGACGGTCGATAATACCGATCCGGGAGTCTCCAATGCTACGAAGAAATTCGAGAAGATGGAACGAGCGGCCAATAGTGCGAATAATTCAGCTAAGAAAGCAAGCGATACGGTTTCCAAGTTCGACAAGCAGGCTCAAAAAACAGAGAAAAGCCTGGCAAGCTGGGCGAAAGAGAAGTACGAGGTCCTGCTTGAAGCGAAAGAGCGGATCAGTCCGGTACTTTCAACGCTGGGTAACGGACTAAGGAGTTTTGCGGGGAAATCGTGGAGTATTACGATGCGAGCGATTGACCTCGTTACCTCCCCGGTTCGAGGGATCATAAACCTGTTGAAGAATCCGATTTTCCAAGTCGGGGCGGTCCTTGGAGTCAGTATCGGTCTGAAAGACACGGTAGAGACATATAAGGACTTCGAGGCCGCAATGTCACAGGTTCAAGCCATAAGCGGAGCAACCAGCACAGAGCTTGTAAAGCTGACGAATAAGGCAAAGGAAATGGGTGCAACCACGAAATTTACTGCCGAAGAGTCAGCACAGGCGTTTAACTACATGGCGATGGCTGGTTGGAAAACCGATGATATGCTGAATGGTATCGAAGGTATTCTCAGCTTGGCGGCGGCATCCGGAGAGGATTTGGCTACGACATCTGATATTGTCACGGACGCACTTACTGCCTTCAACATGAAGGCTGGTGATGCAGGGCATTTCTCAGATGTATTGGCACAGGCCGCTTCAAATGCGAACACAACAGTCTCCGGAATGGGTGAGACTTTCAAATATGCAGGCTCTATGGCCGGATCGCTTGGGTATTCCATTGAGGACGTCGCTCTTATGACAGGCTTAATGGCAAATACCGGTATCAAGGGAACTATGGCCGGAACTGCACTCAACTCCATATTCACGAGATTATCGACAAATACCAACGGTGCGGCTGATGCTATGAAGAAATTAGGCATCAGCTTTTTTGATTCCAATGGAAACGCCAGGGATTTATCGGATGTGATGGGAGAACTGAGGACGGCAACCGCAGGAATGACGGCAGAACAGAAGTCCAACCTTGCGAATACAATCGCAGGAACACAGGCACAGAAAGGTCTGCTGGCTATTCTGAATGCCTCGGAATCAGACTATAACAAACTGGCAGATGCCATCAACAACGCAGACGGAGCGGCAGCGAAAATGTCCGACACGATGATGGATAACCTGCAGGGTTCGATTACGTTGCTGCAGAGTGCAGTTGACGGAGTGAAAATTTCGTTTGGCGAGAGACTATCGCCATACGTGAGAAGCCTGGCAGACTGGTTAACCGATCAGATGCCAGCAGTAGAATCCGGTCTTGATGAAATGATGGACTGGGTAGATACAAAGGTGGACCGCGCAAAGAGGAAACTCGATGAACTGACAAGCACGGATGAATGGCAGAACGCAGACTTCCTGGGTAAGGTCAAGTTAAGCTGGGACGCTTTCATCGCCGAACCGTTCAAGGAGTGGTGGGACACCAAAGGAAAAGCAAAATTTGCAGAGTTTGCCGGAGACATCGGAAAAGGTATCGGTAGCGGAATCAAGATAGGCGTTATGACGATGCTCGGCATTGATATATCGGAGACATTCGATGAAGGTACCAGCATAGGAGCATCATTCGCCAAAGGATTCTCAGAAGGTTTTGACTTCGATGCCGTATCAGCGAAGTTGATGGATGGACTCGGCAACCTGGTATCAAATGCGGCCAAACTGCTTCCAGGCGGCAAGTCCGCAGATTTGTCGTCTATATTCTCTGCAGTAATGCTCAGTAAGATTGCAAGTCCGTTTATCAGTCTTGGTAGAGGGGCGATAAGCCTGGGTAAAACAGGAAAGACGGTATTAGGTTCGGGAACCGGAGAGATGGGACTGGGAGCAACAATGCTCGGTTCATCTGCTATGGGTACAGGACTTCTTGGAAAGTCAGCAATGCTGGCAATCAATCTCGGAGCAGGAAACCTGGCCGGAGGAGCCTCGCTTGGTGCTGGTGCGTTATCCGCACTTGGTTTAGGAGCGGGAGCCGGTGCAGTTGCAGGAGGCGCAACGCTTATTAGTGCAGGAATTGACACGTATAAGGCAATCAAGTCCGACGACAAGGACGAAAAAGCTGCTTACGGAGGTTCGGCTGCCTGGAAAGCAGGCGGTGTTGCTGCCGGAGCTGCCGCTGGTGCAGCACTCGGTTCTGTTATCCCTGGTCTTGGTACAGCTGTCGGTGCTTTAATCGGTGCCGGTGTTGGCGGTATTGCAGGCTGGGTAAAAGGCAATAAGGTCAAAGAGGAGTACCAGGAGAATGTCGAAGAGATGCAGAAGGAAGCTGAGAAGGCACAGAAAATCTTCCAGGCAACCGGATTATCAATCGAAGATGTGAAGTTTCAGAATGAGGCTCTGCAGGACGCTATGAACGATAGCGAGGTTTCTGCAGAGCAATTTGCACAGATGTTCCAGGAAGAATGTGAGAACGTGGCAAAGAATGCTTTCGGAAAGGTGAAATTATCCCTGCAGGAAGTTAAGGAGATTGCCAGCGACATCACGTTTGGAGATATGGCAGACAGCTTGAACAACTTCACGACAGCAACCAATGACACACAGCAGGCATTGAGCAGCCTGCAATCATCAGTAGCAACCTTGAAAAAGGAAAACTGGAAAGTCAGCTTAGGAATGAAACTAGACGAACTGCAGAAGGACGATTACAAAACTGCAATCGAGAATTTCATCAGTGATAGCCAGTCCTATATTGACAACAACCACTACGAGGCAACGGTCGCTTTGAAATTGCTTACTGGAACCGACGCAGACACCAGCGGTCTTGACAGCTACTACGGTAGTTTGAAGAGTCAGCTGGAAGGTTTGGGTTCACAGCTTAATGGAAAAGTAGATATTGCCATGGAAGATAGCGTTATTACACTTGATGAAGCGGCGGAGATTCAGAGCTTGCAGGATCAGATTTCGGCTATCACAGGAAAGATTTCGCGGGCCAGGACGGATGCGGAATTTGATACGTTGAAGATTAAGTATTCCGGCGCAGAACTGGATATGGATAGCTTCAATGCTTTGCAGGAAGAGCTGCAGGCGGAAGTTACGTCTGCTTCAGATCAGTACGAGCAGGCACTTACGCTGACACTCACGAACCTTAAACTGCAGCTGGCAGACGGAGCAATCACGCAGGACGAGTACGATGCGGCAGTAAAGGAAGCAACAGACGGATATTATGCACAGATTGGAGACATAAACGCAAGGGTATCATCTTTCAACCTGGAAACAATAGCGGAGGCGTGGGATTCATCATTGCAAGGCTATATGCCGGAGATCGAAGGCACCACGAAGGAGAAACTGGAAACAGCTTTGAACAATGCTTTGTTGGCACATCCGGATGTAAAAACCTGGACTGCGGCAGATGTGGCAAGTTGGATGGGATTAGATAAGCTCAATCTCGATACAGCGGTTCAGACAGACATTGCGACGCAGATTCTACAGACAGCACTTGCGGTACCGGAAGGCACCAAAGAGAAAATTATGCAGGATTTCAAAGATTCTGTACCGACAGCAGAGGAAATCAAGGAGGCAATCGACTGGGATTCAATGACAAACCAGGACTGGCAAGACCTCATGGAGTCTATCACAGGCCCGACGGAGGGTGAGTCAATCGGCTTGACCTCAGACGCATTGAAACAGAAAATGTCTGATTATTACGCAGACTGTTTCGAGCAGGTAAAGACCTCATATTCGGAGGCTCTTCACAATGCGTTGGAGAACAGTAACAGCGAAGAAACGCTCAGTTCGTTCATGCAGGAGTATATGCAGAATCAGATGAAGGATTTTGATTTTTCGACAGTAATGGAGAATTACGGTCCTATATCGAATGAGTATTTCGCTACGCTGCAGTCCGAATGGCAGACGGCCGGCACAAACCCTGGAACGTCACTCAACACAGGAGCGTCAACAAGCCTGACCGGAGGATCAGCACAGCTGAGAACCAGCCTGCAGACATCATTGAACACAGCAACGGCAAGTCCATTCAACATCAGTCCGACGGTAAACGTAACGCCAAATTACAATCTGCTGACATTGCCACAGATTCCGGCAACAACACCGGCGAAACACGCTGCAGGTGGTCGAGTTGGTGGCGGTCCACAGTTATCATGGCTGGCAGAGGAAGGCTGGGACGAGTTTGTTATTCCAACAAATCCAAGCCGAAGGACAAGAGCACTTGAATTATACGAGCAGGCGGGCGAAGCTCTCGGTGTTTCAAAGCACGCAGAGGGTGGTCACATAGAAGGCTCAAATTTAAGCGATATGGTATCAGACCATAATTTATTCACTGAGGCGACAAGAAACGCATCCTATGGCTATAACGAAACCACAGAAGGCAATTATGAGGACAACTCAGCAGAAACATACGCTCCGGTAAGCTCAGAGGTTCCAACCTCTACACCGCAGACCGGTCCGATCAGTGTGAATGTTGCTGTTAGTCCGAATTTCCAAATCGAGGCAAAGGAAGGTCAGAGTGAAGAGGATATTGTTGCCGTAATCAGAAGGCATTTAGGCGAGATCGCAGATGAACTCGGTGGAAACATCGCAGAAAAGCTGAGTGAAGTATTCGCCAATATGCCAGTATCAAGCACGAAAGGAGCGTAGGCTATGGATATTAAGCTGATTCCGGTAGGAAAGGGTTCAAAGTTTACGTTCCCTGCGTTGCCGGAGAAGGTGCAAGGCAAATATGCAGCCAAGTACCAAAGTTTTGACATCATTTCCCTGGGTACCGTAAAGGTACCTAAGGGGACGGATGTATCAGAATTTTCATGGGACGGAGTATTTTTCGGACCATCAAAGAAGAATGAGGCAATCGTCAAGAAGAACGCTTGGCAAAGTCCGAATGAGTGCGTAAAGATTCTTAATGATTTTATGATGAATGAGACGGTGCTTACATTGATCGTAACGGAAACGTGGATAAACGTGGATGTTACGATTTCTTCATTTCAGCCGAGGCCAGTTGGAGCTTACGGGAATGTCGAGTATTCAATCACATTCGTTCAGAAAAAGCCGTTGAAAATCTACAGTACAAATGAGCTGAAAATTACAGCTTTCGTAAAAAAAACAAAGCCACGAGAGACATCACAATCAAGTGGTGGCGGCAGTTATACGGTTGTAAGCGGTGATACACTTTCCGGAATTGCAAGGAAGAAGATGGGGAGTGCGTCAAGCTGGCCGAAGATTTACGATGCGAATAAGGACACGATAGAATCCACAGCCAAGAAACACGGAAAGAGCAGTTCGGATCACGGTCACTGGATATGGCCGGGAGAAGTGCTGACAATACCGGGATAGGAGGCTTGCTATGATTGATTTAGCGAAAATCAAGTACCGGCTGGTTGTGATGGATGAAAGCAAGAACCAGTACAACATCAAGGAGTACGTGGAAAATCTTGGATGGGAGGAAAACGACGGCGAGTTGGCCGTCAGACTTTCGTTTGTAGCAAAGAATGATAAGACATCAAAAGGGTATCTGTCAAAGATCATCAAGCCTGGATGCCTGGTCGGAATATTTGCGAATGATGGAGCCTCCCAGGACGAGGAAGTGGCACGAGGATATGTGGAAACATGGAATCCGGTTGAGAAAAACGGAGGACACACATTGAAATGCGTATGCTACGACGAATTGTATAAACTGCAGAAAAGCCAGGATAACAGATATTTCCCTTCCGGAACTGGTACGAAGTCGGCGATAGAAGGGATTCTTGATGATTGGGAGATACCGCAGGGAACGTATCAAGGTCCGAATGCCTCACACGGAAAGACAAAGGCGAACAATAAGTATCTGTCAGACATCATCATTGATTTGCTGGACGATGCAGCGAAGAAAGGCGAGGAGCAATGCTTTGTGCAGGCGAGAAAAGGTCTTACCTCGGTTATACCAAGAGGCACCAATAAGACGGTTTACGTTTTCCGAACAGACAATACGCAGATGTTCAGTCAGAGCATCAGCACGGCAGACATGATTACGAGAGTAAAGGTTGTAGGCCAGGCAGACGACGATGGAAGAACCAGCGTAGAGGCTACAGTTAATGGAGAAACAAAGTACGGCATACGTCAGAGAATCTACACTAGAGGAAAAGACGAGAGCCTGGCAGATGCAAAGTCTGCAGCACAAGAGATCCTGGACGAGGACGGAAAGATTAAGAAGGAGATTAAGGTACAGTCTCCGGATGTTCCGTTTGTCCGTAAGGGCGACCTGGTATATGTCATTAGCGAACTGGCTCAGTCGTACTACTATGTGAAGGGAGTCCAGCATACAGCGGACACCTACAGCATGACAATGGACCTGGAACTTGCCGAACCGAAAAAGGAAAAGGCAAAATCCGAAAAAAAGAAAGATTACAACGTGGGCGACATTGTGAATTTCCATGGTGGAACCCATTATGTGAGCAGCTACCCAGGCTCAAAAGGTTACAATGCAAGGGCAGGAAAAGCAAAGATCACGATTAAGAACGGTTCCGGAAAAGCACACCCTTGGCATCTGATTCATACGGATAGAGGAAGCAATGTATACGGGTGGGTTGACGACGGAACCTTTGATTAAAGGAAGGTGAGACAGATGAATGAATTTGACGGACATCCGGGAACAGCAAAGCTGGCCGGAGTGCTTAGCGACAGGATGAAGAGAGAAAACGAGTCGCCGCTTACATTGGATTTTGGAGAAATTCAGCCAAATTTGAGTCTGAAAACAAATTCATTTCCGGTGGAAATACCAAAAGGAGATTATTCGGTTTGCAGACTGGTAGGAGGACTCAGCTACACTATAAACGGAGGCGGGCATTCCGGCCACGAAAACCAAACTCCAAAGGTGAACACAGGCGCACACTCACACACCGCCGCACCGCCTCAAATCAAAGCAGGAGACAGAGTTCTTGTTGCATGGATTCAAAGCGAGGCAGTAGTGATCGATGTTGTAAAGAAATCATAAGGAGGCGAGGCAAATGTCACAGCCATTATTTCCGGTTGTTGAAGTGCCGGATTTTATCTCCGAGGACAGCCAGTACGACACCCAGTACAAAAGAAGTATGAAGTGGGACCCGGAACTGGGAGACTTTGTGAGAGATGGGGCACACCGGATCAAGGAATGCGATGGCAAAGAAGCCTTCGCTATTTGGTGCTTTAAGATCGCACAGACAGAGCGGTACCGCTGTTTGGCGTACCCCGATTCAATCGGTACCGAGATGGAACGTGCCATGGATAATGACGACGAAAAAACTGTTGAGTCTATGGTGGAAAGAACAATCACAGATGCAATTATGGTGAATCCCCGGGCAGAAAATGTCCGGGATTTTCAATTTACCTGGGAAGGCGATCAGATGCACGCAACCTTCAAGGTAAAGGGCATCAACTGGGATGAAGAAATAGAGATTAGCTTGTAAAGGAGGTGGAGAGTATGCAGCCGGAATTTAACAGACCGGAGTTCCTGGAAGGAAACTCGGCAGAGGAAATTCACGAGCGAATGATGAACAACCTGCCGGACGACATCGACGATATGCCGGGTGGTTTTCCATATGATATGACGATGCCTGCAGCATTGGAAAAAGACGAAATTATCAATTTCCATATCGTAAGGGCATTGATGATTGCTTTTCCGGAATACGCCTGGGATGAATGGTTAGACCTTCACGGTCGCCAGGTACATCTCACAAGACACGAAGCGGAACCGGCTTTTGGCTATGTGAAAATCACAGCCGCAGAAGGGACTGAGATTTTATCCGGGACGGTATTCTGTACGGCGGCAACCGAAACCGGCCCGTCGATTGAGTATGCTACCACAGAGGATGCGATTGTTGGAAACGAAGGAATGGTGCTTATACCGGTATCAGCGGTTGAAGCAGGCACAGGTTCTAACGTAGCGGCGAATACGGTTGTGTTGATGATGGTACCTGATAAGAATGTGACCGAGATTAACAATCCGGAGCCTATTCGCGGCGGTACTGAGAGAGAGACAGACGACGATTTTTACGACAGGATCGCCGCAGAGTACGACAACAGCATGACCTACCTGGGGAATGATACAGACTATAAGAGATGGGCGAAGCAGGCAGGAGCAGGAGACGCGATAGTTATTCCTGTTTGGAACGGCCCTGGCACAGTGAAACTTGTGCTGGTAGACGGAAACGGAAAACCGGCCAATGCGAAGCTGGTGCAGGATGTGTATAACTACATCGTTTCTCCAAATGACAGGTCAGCAAGATTACTTCCTACCGGAACGGCAGAACTGACTTGTGCGGCAGCCACAACGGTTGCCGTAAATTATGTTATTACAGGGCTCAGCTACAATGAAACAACCGGCATTGAGCAAATCAAGGCAGACTTTACGGAAGCTGTGAGAGTGGTCTATGCGCAGGCGAAAATCGAAGGAGTTCTGAGATACAACGATGTAAGACCGCTGATTTCTGCAATCGCAGGAGTCGAGGACTTTGAAACATTCACAATGAATGGGAAAATGCAGAACATCACTCTAAAAAGCGAGGAGTACCCGGACACCGGTACCCTTAATTTTAGTTAAGGGGGTGTGAATGTGGAAAAGTTTGATTTAGAAAATTTCCCGGTCAGCGAGAGTGCGAAGAACATGATTGCCTCAGTGTCAGATGGCTTTTACGACAATTCCTATGTTGGAAAGTGGCTATATGAGGTCATGGGCCAGGAGTACGACACGGCAAGAGAAATAGCTGAGGATATTCTAAGCCAGCTGTTTCCGGAAACTGCCACATGGGGGCTGATGTACCACGAGATTAAGTGGGGACTGCCGGTGCGAGAAAATCTTCCATACGAGGAGAGGCGGCAGCTGATTTACCGGAAGAGAGACTATCGGGCGCCAATGACACCGTATCGGATGGAAGGGTACTTAAAAACCGCTACCGGGTTTGATGTACGAATTGCGGACATCAACGATCCGGGAGATTATGGTTTCGTGGCGCCACACCCGAATGTGTTCAAAGCATATTTCATGGGCGAGGGAACGCTTGCGTCGAAGCGGGCGAGAGCCATGCTGAATGAGCTGAAACAGTCACACACGATGTTTATAATGAATGACCGAACCGAGATTGTATCAGACAATCGGAACTTAGAGGAGATGAATCTGAAAAAGATAATCTTCCATATAGCAGAGTCGTTTTGGTATAGCGATCTGCTGGATGGAAGAAAACTGCTGGATGGTTCCAGCCTTCTTTATCCGTATATGAGATACAATCTGATGCTTGGGTTTAAGTATATGCTCGGTGGATTTACAACCCCGACGGACGCAGACCTGCAGAAGGTAAAATTCAGAGCAGAACAGGAAACGGAAAATGATGTCAAGGCAGGAGCAATCCGGATAGCCTCGGACATCATTTTTTGGAATACGCACCTATTGGACGGTTCGTGGGATTTGGACGGCTCACACAAGCTTGATGTTACACGAGGCTATCAACTGGGTGTTGCAATCGTTGCAATGGTCGCCTGCGCCCACAACAAGGTCACAGACTCAATGAAAGTAAGAAGTACATACGGCTTACGGTCGAGTTCAGATGCCAGGGCGGCATTCCGTTCGGAGTTTGAGGCTGATTTTTGGAACACTGTCTATTTGGACGGAAAACTATTGCTCGACGGCAACGCTATGTTGGAGTACAGAGGCGGCAATAAACGACTTGAAGCTGCAGTTACACATCACATGGGAATTGAAAGAGAAGATGTGGACGTGGAGGCGCAGGTCATTACCAAAACAAGGAATTACTGGTTTCTTGATGGCAGCAACACGCTGGACGGAAAGAAGAGCCTTAATTCAATTTATAGAAAGGAGTATATCCAATGAGTACAGAAAAGAGCAAAAACGTGGTGATCACGAAGAAAGCCAGGGAGAACCTGGTTAAGGCACGCGCCGGAGCCATTACGCTTCCGAAGATTATTGGTATGGCGTTTGGCGAAGGTGGTGTAAACAGTTCCGGTTCGGTCATTGCACCGACGGAATCTCAGTCTAAGCTCAATAAGGAATTGTTCCGCAAAGCCATTGATGGTTATACATTCCCGAATGACACGACCTGCAGATACGAATGTACCCTTGCAGAGAGTGAACTTGCTGGAAAAGAGATCAGCGAAATCGGATTGTACGACACCAATGGCGACATTGTGTGTATCAAGACCTTTACCAGGAAGGGCAAGGATGATGACGTAGAGCAGACATATGTGCTTGACGACATCTTCTAAGCCAGGAAGGAGGCAAAACGTGAAAGATTACACAGTAAAAAGCGAGTCTGCGGTATTCTCTGACACTATGAAGATTACCGAAACGACAGACTCGAACCATGCGAGCAATATCAATGCAGGACCTATGTGTGCATTTGAAAATACTATTGCAAACCGCAGGGACATCACAAAAATTCAAAATGCTAAAGCGCAGCTGGCGTTCGACGAATCGGACGGCGGCTTAAATATTATCATCAAGGAGGGATAAAAATGTCTGACAATGTAATCAATATTCCGAGAGAATCGACGATGAAAGCTCTCATGGAAATGCAGAAAATGGCTGTGGCGGGTGGCGCAAACCCTGGTGCAGCCGACCTTTGCTATAAGTACATGGTTGCACAGTGTACCAGCAAAGAGCAGGTTGACAATCTTTTCATCGAATGGTGGAAATCACAGTACGACGCAAGCAAATTCACAAAGGTGGAAATGCTGGAAAGATGGTTCGGCAGAGTCCTTGAGGACGACAGAGTACATGGTGTTACATTCCCGCTGTTCGCAACCAGCTCTACAGCCATCGGAGAATTAACGGACGACAGCGTTGGGTTGAAGTGCGTTCCGTCTACTGCAAAGACGCAGGGACAGGATGATTTTGCACATCTTCCTCAGTTTTGGTGCCTGGAAGTATCTGCAGAGAAGAAAACAGACGGAAGCCATGAGATTTTCTATGTTGAGCATATCGATGATATTAACGACGTTCGCTCCGGCGAGCATCTTTGCTGGGTATTACAGAAAAATACCTACACGAAAGAGTGGGACGAGGATGGATATCGCTACTTAAAAATGAAGTGCCACCAGTCAACCGGCTACGAATTATGGCCGGAAGGAAGAGATCGCACCGGTAGAGTTTATGCGTATGCAGCAAGACCTAAGTATTATGCAGGAATTGGTGCAAGTGGGAAAATTACCTGCGGAACCGGCTTAGCTCCGATTAACTGGACTTCTCACACTGCAGGCGTTGCCAAATGGAGAGACAGAGGAACACAGTATAGCGGCGCAAGTGGAAAGACGATCAAGTTCCTTGACCGTATGATGCGTCTTAAATATGCAAGAAAAGGCAACTCCGGAACAATCGAAGGTTGCTCTAGTTATAACTACCAGTACACGGCTGCATATTCTGAGAAAGGCGTTGAAAGAGTCCTTTTGACACCCGAACAGGCGGCAAATTTATTTGTGGGAAGCAGTGTTCAGATCGGCATTCAGAGTGGTACGGATAGAAATACTGCGAGTAACTATTCTGTCTGCAGAAACAAGCTCATTACTGCGATCAAGGACGTTGAAATCGGCGGTACCACATACTCTGCAGTCTATGTAGATAACGGTGGTACCACATTCGACACAACAGCCGGAAGCACATATTTAAGCACTGATCCTTACTGGTCCGGTTGGAACGATGATGTACTCGGAACTGACGGAAGCAAGTACAATTACACCAACGGAAAAGAGCCGGGTATGCTGCAGAAAATTGAGTTTATGAATGGCTCATATTTAATCATCAGCGATGAATTATGGCAGTGGAGTACCGACGAAAACGGAGATTATAACTTTGACTGTTTTGTTTGCGAAGATCAGTCCAAAGCAAGCGGAACAGCAATTACCGAGGACTACAAAAAGCAGGCAGCATTAACGATGGTCATTCCGAAAGGCACAACAGGAAAGTGGGCTTACATCGAAGATACCGCCATTTCAGATGTTGAGTGGCCTCTTGGTATCGACGCAAGCGGTAGCGGCGTCGGCTGTAAGGCTGGCTTCATCTGCTATCCCGCCGCGTCCGGGGTCCGCGCCGGTTGGTGCTGGGGCCGCTTGGACCACGGTGGCAATGCGGGTCTCGCGTGCCGTAGCTCGAACTATTCCGTCGGCGATGCGGACTGGCACGGCTCTGTCGGTTCACCTGGACTGGCTGGGTAAAGCAGGGTGAATTGCCTGTAAGGCAAGAGGGGCGGCAGGCCCCCACTAAGATATTAACTGTTGCAAGAGTTAATAAAATGGGTTGTATGGTGTGACAGAGGCTGGCTTCAACTGCAATCCCGCCGCGTCCGGGGTCCGCGCCGGTTGGTGCTGGGGCAACTTGAACAACGGTGGCAATGCGGGTCTCGCGTGCCGTAACTCGAACAATTCCGTCGGCGATGCGAACTGGAACGGCTCTGTCGGTTCAACTGGTTAGAGAGTATATCATTCATTGCACCATACAGCACACGCTTATGTGCGAAAATTATTTGAAACCAGCGGCGGCTAGTAGCGAAAGCGAACGTCGCCGGTAATAACCAGATGATATACACGAAAGGAAAGCAATTATGAAAACATACTGCAAACCTGCGAAGGTAGATGTGGAAAACACAGAATTTAATATACCTGCAGTTCGCAAGGCATTTGATGGGAAGTACAAAAGGAGAGATTTTCAGAGATTGCTTCTGAACACAAGCCTGGTGACTGAACAGGAACTTGCACAAGAGTTTCTTGACGGTAGAAAGCAGAAAATATACACAGCTACGGATGCAATAGCAGAAGAATTAACACAGCGCATCAGAAACAGAGACTTGAAATTGCGTCCAATTCGCCAGTTCCGGCGAGAAGATGGATTGACTCACAAGCTCAGAAATATATGCCAGGAATATCCGGATCAGCAGATAATGGAATACATAGCGGTTTACTCATTAGAGGAATTGTTTCATGCGAAGTTACTGCCGATTCAATACGGAAGTATTCCAGGAAGAGGGCAGCTGGCAGGCAAGCGGAAAATCGAAAGGATTTTAAGACGTAAGTTTACCGGAAGGCTGGATGCGGTCAAGTGTGATATTCATAAGGCATACCCGTCCGTAACGGTAGAGTGTGTTATGAACTTGCTAAGAAGAGATATTGGCAAGAATAAAGTTTTAATTTGGTACCTGGGTGTTCTTATGGAAAATTACCCAGGAGAGCATCTTTGTATAGGCGGGTATCTTCCGTCGTGGCTCTTTAACTATGTTATGAGCTATGTTTTGAGATACCTGTTGAGCCTGAGTCAGTCAAGAAGAGGAGTACAGACCAAAATGGTAAAAGCTATCGTTTGCTATGCAGACGATTTTACAGTTTATGGATACTTCTCACAGCTGACGAAAGCACTCAAAAAAGCTACGAGATGGAGTAAATCAACGCTGGGGTTGGACGTAAAACCAGCCTGGCAGATATACCGCATTTCATCATTCGAGGAAGAGAAAGAATATCGCAGAATGAGACAAGGCGGAAGCCATAAAAGAACACAGGGCGTAGATATGATGGGGTTCGTTGTACGAAGAACGTACACCATTATCAGAAGCAGGGTGTTTAAGCGTATTCGGAGACAGTTTTTGAGAGCTGCCGCCGATTTGGAACGCTTAGGATATATCCCCTGGTGGCGAGCCTGCAGAATTATGGCGTACAAAGGGTGGATAAAGTACAGCAACAGCCAGGGTTGCTCCATTAAGTACAATATGCAGAATTTATTTAAGATTGCCGCGCAAAGCGTATCGCGCTACGGCAGAAAGGAGTATGTCAAGTATGAACAAAGAATGTTACTCATTGCAGCCGCCTAAGATCGAGGTGTTTCCTGTTCACGGCGGTACGGACATCATTCTGAGAAAGAACATCAAGAAAACCACCAAGGAGCCTATGGAAGAGGGCGGAGAGTCAACTACCGTTTATGAGTGCGACGAGGTGCAGATCAGACACAAGGGCACAGTTACCAAAACAGAGGTGAATAACAACTTCGAGTATTGGTGGACCATCGGAGAAGGTGGTACCGAGGAAGATGCCGCCGACAAAGAGGCGGAAGCAGCCGGTGAGCCTACCATCATCGAGCGTTTGGAGGCCGTAGAGTCTGCAATTATTGAGTTGGCGGAGGTGATCGTAAATGGCTAAATTTTACTACACGCAGATTAAGCTCGGAAATATGACTATCGACGAGGTGCCGACCAGGTGGAGAGTGTCCGTTGATAAGCTGTTAAAGGCAGAGTAAGACGAAGGGCAGGTATGTATGCAGCATAAAAGAATCCCATACGCCGAGTTTTACGACTACGGCAGATTGGAAAAAGCGGCACACGACCTGCACTGGGAAGAGACAGAGGAAAATGAAATCCTTCTAATCAACCTGCATAATCAGTTGGTATGGCATCTGTACCGGTTCGACGAGGACCCACGTGCGGATGCCATTCTTTATGCAGTAATAGAGGCCATTTTGGGTGAAAAGGCGGCAGATATTACAGACATTCCGTATGAACTGCGGTGTGTTTGGGAAGGAGGTAAGAGAGCCAATGTCTTTGAATGAAATTCTTGCAAGCGGAGGAGCATTACTACTCTTCTTGACGATCGTACAGATTGTACCGATCAAAGTAAATCCATGGTCTGCATTTGGAAAGGCTATCGGAAAGGGCATGAGAGCCATCGGAAAATCCATGAACAAAGATGTCATGGATAAACTGGAATCAGTGCAGGAAGAGTTGAAGGACCTGGGAGAAAAACACAATAAGCTCGAAAAACGAATGGACAAGGATGATGCGGACGAGTGCCGAACAAAAATCCTACGATTTGCAGACGAGCTGAGAAGGGATGTTAAACATTCCGAAGAGTTTTTCAATCAGATTTTAGCGGATATTTCGCACTATAAGAATTACTGCAGAACGCATCCGGATTATCAGAACGACAAGGCGGTTAACGCCATTGCCAAAATCGAAAATGTGTATCAGAAGTGCATGGAAGAAAATTCATTTTTATAACAGGAGGTAAGGAACAATGAAAAAAATTGACTGGGTGAGAAAACTCACAAGCAGAAAGTTATGGACAGCAGTAGCGTCTTTTGTATCTATGATGATCGTAGCAACTGGCGGAGCTGAGAATACAGCAACACAGGTAACGGCACTTATTATGGCCGGTGCATCCGTTGTAGCGTACATCATCGGAGAAGGCTTGACGGATTCAGCAAATCTTGATTCCGGAAGCGAGGACGAGAAGTAGTCCGGGAACATATTGTAAGCACAGGGCGGTCTTAGGACTGCCCTATTTTGTTAGGAGGAATGACTATGAGTTTAATAGTTGGAAGCGCAAGAATTGACGAAAACGGTCACGTGCAGGGAGGAAAACCGGGAGATCAGACAGGCAAAGAGGTGTCTACCCAGGCGCACTACGTCCATACAAAAGGCTGGTATTGTCTCAGACCGAAGAGCGTTGCGGTGGCAAATGCTATTGCCGAAGCGATGCTGCAGGCTTGCCGAAATGACAACATTGGTTACTGCCAGGGACACAGAAGCGGAGTTGTGGAGCAGTTGAGAAAAGCAGGGAAACTTTCCAAGATTTCAGCCAAGACGGAAGCAGACTGCAGTTCACTTGTAAGAGCGTGCTGCATCCAGGCAGGTTTTGACCCTGGAAACTTCAACACATCATCCGAAGTTTCAGCCCTCAGAGCGACAGGGAAGTTTATGGATAAGATTGCAGTAACTTCCAAGACGGAGCTGTTCAACGGCGATGTGCTTGTAACAAAGACTAAGGGACACACGGTAGTAGTCGTTTCCGGAAATCCGAGACGAAGCACCAGCTACTACCCTAAGTATAGCGGGGCATCGGATTCTATCATTACCGCACTTGCTGCCGTAGGAGAGAAAGATACTTCCAAAGCACACCGTGCGAAGATTGCGGCGGCGAACGGTATTACGAACTACGCATATACGGCAGCTCAGAATCTCAAAATGGTTAATCTGCTCAAAAACGGTAAGTTAATCAAAGCGTAGGTACTGAAAGAGGTATAGCACAATGGGGTGGCTGAAAAGCTGCCCCTTATTTTGATTTAAGGAGGAGTTTCTATGGAAAAACTATTTGGTATTGATATTTCACATTGGCAGGGAGATTTTAACATCGAGCAGGCCAGGAACGAAAGAGGAGTAAAATTTGTGATCGTCAAAGCTGCAGGGGCAGATGCCGGAAAGTATAAGGACAGCAAATTTGAAAATTATTATGCACAGTGTAAGGCTATCGGAATGCCGGTAGGAGCGTATTATTACGGTAATGCAAAGTCGGTTGCGGAAGCAGAGGCAGAGGCAGAACATTTCCTGTCAATAATTGCAGGAAAACAGTTCGAGTTCCCGATATACTATGACGTCGAGGGTGATATGCTGAACAACGGCAGAGGAACACTCACAGACATTGTGATTGCGTTCTGCGACAAATGCGAAAAGGCCGGCTATTTTGTAGGCGTCTACACATCAGATTCGCATTTTTCGTCTCACGTAGACGATTCGAGACTGCAGAGGTTTACTCATTGGGTAGCGAAGTATTCGAGCAATGAGCCTTCAACGGATCACGATATATGGCAGTATGGAGGCGGTCAGAACTTTATTGCGGATAAGACAATCTGTGGAATAACAGTGGACCAGGATTTCTGCTATCGTGATTTTGAAGCAGAGATTAAAAACGCTGGACTTAATGGATTTTTTACGGACAGCGGAAATGCAGATCCGGAGGAACCGGCACCAGCAGAACCAGAAGGAAGTACGCTTGACCTGGTGTATAGAACCATGAAGGACGAGTTTGGAAGCGGGCAGGAGAGAAAGGACGCACTTGGCAGTAGATGGCAGGAAGTCCAGGATGTTATCAATCACATTCACAATGCGTCTACGCAGGAGCTTGTGGATGAAGTATGGGCCGATAAGTACGGCGGCGGTGAAGTGAGAAGAACAGTTCTCGGCGATAGATGGCAAGAGGTCCAGGATGCTATAAATGCTGGAAACAAAAAGTATTACACAATCGAGAACGGTGATACACTTTCCGGAATTGCCAAGAAATTCGGAACATCAGTTGAGGCACTGGCGAACCTCAATGGCATCGAGAATCCGGACCTTATCATCGCAGGAGATACGCTCAGAGTAAAATAACAGGAGGAATGGTGACGTGAAGAATTACATCGGCGTAAAAATTGTAAAAGCTGAACCGAGGGAGAAAAACGGTGTACCTGGATACGCTGTTAAATATCCGGACGGCTATGTAAGTTGGAGTCCGAAGGAAACCTTTGAAAAGGCGTACCGGGAGTTAGACTGCAAGGACTTCATCAATTCAGAAGGTTAAGCGTAAGGGCCTATGATCCGTAAGGGTTGTAGGCTCTTTTTTTATTGCAGAAAAACGGAACAAGACTGCAGGTAAAATCAATATACAAAATAACCAAAATAAGACCGGGAAAATTGACGAAATGTGCCTGAGACACGATAGGAGATTTTAGTACCTATCCTATGCCTAAGAGCAACAATCCGGTATTGAAGCGTGTACGAAGTCTAAGACATATATGCTTTAGGAGATGGATTTATCCACATTATCCACACGCATTTGTGGATAGTGTACGCTTTTGAGAGTACGCAAATGAGCATATATTATTTTATTATCTAATATCTATTATCTATTCTCTAATATCTCGTAAAGAATCCTTGTAGAAATCACATAAGAAATCTTGTAAGAAATCTTACAATGCACCAAGCAGCCGTGCGGGTTTATGGACCTTGCATATAAAAGTGCTGCACAATGCACCGACCAAGTATGCGAACAAAAAGAAATGCAGGATGGCTCGTGAGTGCGAAAATAATTCTGCAAAAACTCGAAATATAGAAGTAAATCTATTGACAAATACGCAAATGCGAAGTATAATATAACCATAATCAAACAAAACATTTGATTAAATCCGAAGGAAGGAGGAGGAATTACCAGTTGGGTAAGAAAGGTAAGAAGCAAAAGACTTTCCAAAAGGAAAAGGAACTGCTTGAAATCGAGAACCTTAAATTACAGAAGAGAGAAAAGCTCGCCAGCATCATCTCCACCATAGTAATCATGATCGTATCAGTGATTACGGCAATTCTGAAATGGTTAGGTTTAATCGATTAACAGTTCCTCGGTGATTGAGAGGGCAGTAACATCGCCCCTCAATTACTGAGTCTATCATAAAGGAGGCTGATTTGGCAATGAAAAAATTGAGACAGCTTTTACAGTCGGTGCTGTTTATTAACTTTATGGTCGGCATTTACGACGGTATGAAAGCGAAGAATTTGGTAGCGATTTTAATAAATGGAGTAGTGGTACTGGCACTGATCGCCGGAGAAAAGGAAGAGAGGTAAACGATATGAAGTGGGACGTGAAACACGATAGAGCAAAGAAGGTATTAAATCATTTCCTGGATAATGCAGGGTACTGGACGGAAGTTGAGAATCTGACAGACGGACTGACAGAGGAAGAAATCCAGGAGGTCAACGCAGAGGTGGCAACGATGATTCAGAGTATCACAAAGAGATACAAGCTGGACGTTATGCTTCCTGCAGAACTGGTCGTAGAGGAAAAGCCACAGGAAGAAGTGAAGGCAGAAGAGCAGGCGGTTGAAGCACCTGCAGAGGAAGAACCGGTTGCGAAGCCGAAGAGACGTGGCAGAAAGAAGAAAGAGGAGGTTGCATAGCATGGCATACGAGAGAAAGACAATCGACACATGGGAGCTGCAGCTGAATTATGGGTACGGCTGGGAGTACACATTAACAGAGTTCACAAGAAAAGAGGCAAGAGCGAGACTGAAAGAGTACAGAGAGAATCAACCTCAGTACCCGGCAAGACTTGTTAAGAAGAGAGTGAGAAAGGAGGAGGTTGCATGAGTTCAACAGCAAAGCTGACAGCAGAGCAGATTGAGAACCTGGCAAAGGAAATCAGAGAGTTTCTGTTGGAGCATGGGTTATGGCAGGACGTAGACATCTATTTCAACGGAAAGCGGTTCACACAGCATGATCCGGTAACTGGAAAGTATTACTACAACGACAGAGAGCATCTGATCGAGGAAGAGGACCAGGACCCAAGAACGTATTTCGAGTACGTGAATCCGGACCATATCCTCAGCATGAGCTTTGAAGGTCCGGTATGTGAGATGCTGTATTACGGCATCCTTCCTTCGGTAAGAAGAGAGTTTGACAAGATTTTTCGAGAGATACGGTTTGTATTACGAGTTCGGGCATCACTGGAATTTCAGCTGCTATTACATTTGAGAAAGGAGCAGGCACGATGAATATTGGCGTGGAAGTATTAAAGGAAAGCGTAATCAGAGTGCAGTCACAGTTAAACGACTGGATGGACTGCGTGTTTATTGTAAGCAAAGATGATGAAGAGAAGGCGAGAGAGGTATTAGAGAAAGCCTGGGACAGTTTTTGGGAAGATGGAGACGGTTGGTGCTACGGTAATTACCTGGAAGATAAGCTGGTAAATGCCGGTATTGCATTCGATGCGTACTACGCAGATGCGGAGGAATAAGGGCATGGAAGAATACAAGGACATATCGAGAGGCTTGAAAATGCTTCTCGATAAGGCAGAAGAAATGGGGTGGAACTGGGAAGCCTACATTGAGTCGGACAGCAGAAGAACCTATGTTGAAATCGCGCAGTCGTCACCTGCAGGCGAAGATTTCTCTATGACGATTGATTTCGATGAAGAGAACCAGGCAGATAGTTTCAAAGACAACTTGGAATCCTGCTACGAAGATTTCGACATCGACGAGCATATCGAAATGTGGATAGAAGCCAAGAGAAGCGGAACGAGTGGAGTTCCTTCCACAAGGGAGCTTGTAAAGGATGCAGAAGCCATTGACGGTATGATATTGGAACTGTCGCAGGCCTTGCAGAAAGTAAACATCCCGGTACTGGTTGGCAGCTACACGCCGCCGGATGAAAATGGAGAAGGTGAGAAGATCGTCCGTGAGTTCTACGGACAGGGACATATCTTCAAAGACGAAGATGCGTTTTACCACAGACCGGATGATCCGTGTTACATCCCGGAATTATCCGATACGGTGTACACGAGAAACAGCATCCTGCAGGAGTGCAACCAGCAGGACGATTTGGCAGAGGAAGTTTTTGAGACATTGGACTGGCAGCACGTGAGCAGTCTCTTGGAAGATTGGTTCAGAAATGGAGAATTAGATACCTGCAAAGAATGCGGGAAGATGTTTAACTGCTACGGAGTAACGAAGTGCCCATACTGCGGAGCAGATTATAAGGGAGGTGATGATTGATGGCTTACACATGGGCCGGAATGAGAAAATTGACATGGAAGGAAGTCGAGGAGCTTCACAAGAATGGCAAGCTGGCCGGATATTACAAATTGTACGAGGATGGAACGGAGGCGGTGATCGACAGTAATTACGATTTTATCGACGACGTCCTAGAACACCAGGAAAGAGGCGGTGAGTTCGGAGAAGAGATTGACACGGTAGACTTGGAAATGGCAGACGGCAAGAAAATAACAGCACCGGCGGTCGTGGACGTATCGGCACTCGGATGTATGGACGAGCTGGAATATGAGCTGTGGCACGTGATCGAGGACTACATGGTTCAGTTCGGTATCAGAACACAGGACGACGAGCCGGACTGGGCGACAGTCAAGGCGGTGCAGGATTGTATCTTAAATCAGTTTATAGGCGCAGGAGTCAATTTTAAGTTATTTGATGATGAAACACAGGCTGAGATAAATAAAAGGTTCAGAGAGAAGGAGAATGAGGCAAATGGCAAATAAGAAAAACGAGAAGCTGGAAGTTGTGAAGGTAGCATTGGAAATTGTACTTACCCAGGAAGATATTGACGACATTATGTGCGGAGCATTGGAAGGAGGCATAAATTACTGGTGCGACGAGGCGAAGGTGATGGGCGGCTACCTCGGAGAGTACGGAAGTGAACAGATTGCAAGAGGCGGTAAGCTGAGACTGCATCTGCCGGAGCCGTTCGACAAAGACGATACGGAGTATTATGAGCTGGACTTAGAGAAGTTTAAGAAGGGAGTTGAACTGTGGGCGATAACACCGGTCGGCTGCAACTGCCTGGAACAGATCGACGGAAAGATCCGATTCGATACCTGCAATGCGGACGCAATCGTGTGTGATGCGATTATCCAGTATGCGCTATTCGGTGATGTGATTTTCGGTTAGGAGGCGAAAATATGGCAGCACTTGCGGTATTGGCATTCCTGGTATTTGTAGGACTGGGAAACAGAAAGTAGGTTAGAGCAATGAGCAAAGGGATTGTTACAGATTATCCGGAGATTTGCTTTATCTGTGGCAGACCATCAGAGGCCGAGCATCATTTGGTGTTCGGTACTGCTGGCAGAGAACTGAGCGAAAAGGATGGATTAAAAGTGCCGGTATGCAATGATTGTCACAACATGGGAGACATCCTCCGCAGAATACACGGAAACCCGATGGCAGAGAGGATGTCAAAGATAATCGGACAGCTGGCCTGGGAAAAAGAATACGCCCTGCAGAAGGCAGATGAATTTGCAAGGATTATCGATGAAGGCAGGGAGGAAGGCGAAGTAAAACAGATTATCCATAAGGGAGGTAGAGAAACCTTCCGGAAGAGATATGGATGTTCGTATCTGTAGGAAGGAGAAACTAATGGAGTACATGAGAACACAGGCAAGTACAGAGAAGTTTGTCATTATCACAATGAGAGATGGGAGAAAGAAATATGTTGGCCGAAGGTACAGCTTCAAGATGGACTACGGATACACGGTAAAGATAAACGAGGCAATGATGTTCGACACGGAGAAACTTGCTGAAAGAAAGATGGAGGAACTGAGAATCAAAGGACAGATAGGGAAAGTAGTTAAGAGCTATGAGCTGAAAGAAATTTTTTGATAGGAGGAGACGAATGATATACACAGTATTTCCAAAGAAAGAAGGAGAAATGCCGCAGGATTTTCCGACATACTCGGATGCACAAGAGTATGGAGATGAAGAATTTGGAAGAGGCAACTATACGATTGAATCAACCACAGGAGAGTGCATATAGGTGAAAGGAGTAATTATGACATTCAGAGAAAATGCGGCGGTATTGGAAGAGTACCTGCATAATATCCGGAACATCGAAGAGACACCGCCTGGTCCTATGGAACTGGAAGCATTGGATGCGGCAATAGAGGTTATGAAAGCCGCAGTCGAGAATGTGGAGTACGGAGCATTTGCCTGGGACAAGCAGAGAGGCATGTTCGTTCAGATTGGCAGACCGGTACCAGTAAAGCAGTTGTGTTTGAACCGGTACCAGGAAAGAGTAAAAAACGGAGAGATTCCAAGCTGGATTGATCCGGAGAAGTTTAAGATTTTGAAAAGAACGGTCGTTGAGATAGCAGGCGACTGGAAGGAGGCAAAAAGTGAAAAAGATAATTAGACTATTTGTATTGGCTGGATGCTGGGAATGCCCGGACGATATTGGAGTAACCGTGGTAGCAATTTCCAGTGATGAGAAACAGCTGATTGATAGACTGGATCAGATAGCAGACACCCAGGCAAAGGAGTACGTGAGCATTGAAGGTAGCATTCTGATGGAAGAGCATACAGACACTAGGTACGAAATCAGCGGAGGTATCAGCGGCAATGCAAGGTTCTACATCACGGAAGAGTCTGCAGTAATCAACGAGGCACTTATGGGCGAGATCAGCAGAGCAATGAGTAAGAACGACAGAACAGAGGATGTAAAGAATTATCTGCAGGGGTTGCTTGAAAACGGAAACCTGGATGAAGAAAAATACGAGGAGATGGCAGACAACGAAGAGTTCCTGCAGAAGGCGGTCGAATTATTCGATAAGATGGAGGACTGCAACACGCCGTTCAACACAACGATGGAGTTGGCAGTAGACGAAGCAAGGAAGGAGATGGCAATATGAAGAATACATTAGGAGACTTGAATAACCACCTGTTCGCTCAGCTGGAAAAGCTGGGCGACGATGATTTGACAGGAGAAGAGTTGGAAAGCGAGTTGAAGAGAACGGATGCGATATGCGACATCAGCGAGCAGATCATCAAAAACGGAGAGCTGCAGTACAAGGCTATGAAGCACATGGACGAGTACGGGTACGAGAGACAGAAGGCGGTTCCGGAAATGCTTGAAGTTCATGCGGGGGGGCAATCGTAAATGAGAGGTTGGCCCGAAGAGGTTGTAACCTGGTTGCGTGAAAATGTACCGGGACGGACCAGCAAGGAAGTGGCAGAGATCATCAACCAGCAGGGGTACGACAGGAAGTATGGAATGACGTTCACAGAATCGATGATAAAAGGTGCGAAGAACCGGTACGGCATCAAAAGTGGAACACCTTCCGGAACAAAGAAAGGGAGTTCTTTCAAATATCCGGAAGGCATGGAAGAATATGTGCGAAGCGTCGCACAAGGAAGAAAGACGGAAGAGATAGCAGAAATGGTATCTCTTCATTTCGGAATAGAGTTCTCTGCCAGTCAGTGCAGGGCATATAAGAAGAACCACGACATTGTAAGCGGAGTTGATTGCAGGTTTCGACCGGGCCAGGAACCACCGAATAAAGGAAAGCCTATGTCACATGAGCAGTACAAAAAGTGCAAGGCGACGATGTTCAAAAGGGGGCAGATCCCCAAGAATCACATGGAAGTAGGCGAGTACACGCACACGACAGACGGCTATCTGATCCGGAAGGTGCAGGAGAAAGAAACCCAGCGGGAGAGATTTGAATTTGTTCACAGAGCCGTATGGGAAGAACACAACGGACCTATTCCGGCAGGCAAGATGGTATCGTTCCTCGATGGAGACAAGGACAACTGCAACATCGAGAATCTGTTTCTGACAGACAATGAGGAACACTTGGAACTGAACAGAAGTGGATTGAGATTTGAGAATCCGGAGTTCACGAAAGCCGGGATAACGGTAGCAAAGGTAAGGATAGCAGCAAGAAACAGAAAGAAGGAGGCCAAGAAGAGAGAATGAGCGGGAAAGAAATCAAGGGAACAACGGCAGAGGAAACGATCCGTTGCATCCTGGAAGAGGAGAAAATGACACAGCAGGATTTAGCAGACCGGATGGGAACAGCAAGGCAGAACGTAAGCCAGCTGCTCAACCGCAATGCAAAGAGTATGAGATACGACAGCTTTGCCAAGGCAGTATCGGCTCTCGGATACGAGATTATTCTGAAAAAACTTTAATAAAATACGCAAAATAGAAGTAAATCTATTGACAAATACGCAGTTGCGAAGTATAATATATACATAATCAAACAATACTTAAAGCAATGGAGGTAGTCGGTATGAAAGTTTTCAGAATGGCAGATGTTGAGAAGATAGAAAAGATGCTTGCGGACGGAAAGACGGTGGTTGTAGAGTGGCACACACCTTACGAAGCAGGCAACAAGGTAGAGACAGTTAAGTACGTAAGATGGGATGGCTTGGTATTCACAACTGGCGACTGTGTTTACACAGGGATAGACAAACTGATCGACATTAGAGAGGCAGCATAGAAATTTTTTTACCCAAAGAACTCGCAAATGAGTGTTTCACGTGAAACACAGTTCGCAAATTTGAAAGGAGCGTATTTGTATGAAGGAAGTATTGAAGAAGTTAAGAGTTTTAGAGGCTGAAATGGAAGAAGCTGAGAACCAGTCAGAGTATTGGATGGAAGAAGAACACCTGGATATGGAAAAGTCAGACAGCTACGAGGCCGAGGCAGACAGATTGTACCAGGAAGTGTACAAGATGCACAACCAGGTGGCAGATTTCATCGTAAGCTTCACTTCCGGTCGGATTGACAAAGTGACAGCAATGTTGATGATGCGTCAGAGAAGATCAGATGTAGAGAGAATTTTAGAGATGGCGTAGGAGGGCAACGGATATGATGAAATCAGAGTTTATCGAGAAAACAGGGTTTGAGCCGACTGAGGCAGAATACAGAGAAATTGAAGCAGAGTACATGGGATGCGACATCGACAAAGATGAGTTCTGCAAGACATGGAAAAAGCAGGGCGGCGTTCAGAGACTGATGAGACTCCGTGCGAGAAGAATCGAGGAACTTGAGGCAGAACTCGTGAAAGAGAAGAATGATTACGGCAGAATGGATGCTCAGTATTGCACCAAGATTAACGAACTCAAGAAGCAGATTTCGGACGATGGATTGGCTCTTAATAGCATGAATGCTCAGATGGGATTGATGAGAAATAAGGCTGCGGGAGAAATTGAGGAATTACTCGAGAGAGCAACCGAGGCAGAGAGAAAATTGGCAGTCCTCAAGGAGGCATTCGCAATCATCACAGGAAAGGAGACGAAGTAATATGGCATTTTTAGAGGTTAAGACAGAGTGGGCGGTTTACAAGAACTGCTTCCTGCAGGTAGCAAAATACCAGGCAGATAACAGCAGGGCAATCGAGATTTGGAACGAAGAGGACGGACCTATCGCACGTATCACGGTATGTATTACCGGAAGTATGCTGGCGGAGGACGAAGTGGTGCTTGATACAAATAATTGCCCTTGGGCGGTTGGATTTGTTGAGAGTAATGGCCTGGGCGAAGATACCGGCAGAACAGTAAGAAGCGGTTACTGCACGTACCCAGTAGTGAAACTGAATGTTGAGAAAATCGGTGAGTATTTGGAGGTGGCGTAATGGAAAGAGTGTATTTCAGTATCAATGAGGCCGGAGCAAAGACGGCAAACGATATGATGTCATTCAGCGAGTATAAGACCGGGAGCAAGACTGCTGGTTACAAGGCCCAGGTCGATAAGGCATACGAGCTGGCAGAGAAGGTAATCGAGGCAAGACCAACCGAAGAGGAAAGAGTGTCGAAGCTCTGCGAGAGATATTCGAGACGACTGGCTCAGAACATCAACAAGGATATTCAGATCGGCATGATGTGTCCGTCGGTAATGATTTCCGGAGCAGGAAACTTCCCGGTCAAAAAGAAGGAAAAGCAGGTAGCAGCGTGGGACAGAAACCATGAGGACTACAAAGAGGTTGAGGCAATCCTTGGAAAGATTGAGGCAATTTTTTATGGCAAGGACGTTATCAAGTCTGACGACGAGAACGCAATCGAGAAGCTGCAGGATAAGGTTGACGGATTGAGAGAGGACCAGGAGAGAATGAAGCAGGCCAACAAAGCAATCCGCATGAAGGACAAAGAAAAGGGCGATGCAATGCTGCACGACATGGGATATACGGACGAGCAGATCGACCAGCTGAGAGAACCGGACTTCTGCGGAAGAATCGGTTTTCCGGACTATATGCTGACGAACAACAACGCCAACATCAGAAGATTGGAAGGAAGAATTAAGAGCCTGCAGAAAACAAAGTCCCAGGGAACACAGGAGAGCGAGAATAAGTTTTTTAAGGTCAAGGAGAACGTGGAGGCTATGAGAATCCAGCTGTTCTTTGAAGGAAAGCCGGAACCGGAGGTAAGAGATATTTTAAAAAGCAATGGGTTCAGATGGGCACCGTCGGTAGGCGCATGGCAGAGACAGCTCAACAATAATGGAAAATATGCAGTAGAGAGAGTTGTCAGAGAGTTGGAAGAAATGGAGGCGGCAGAGTGAACATGAAGCTAGAACCAAGAAAGGCTACAGATCGTGGCGGCTGGTTGTGTATGCCACTGGTGATGAACAGACCGGAAGGGAAGCCTGGCTGGAAAAAGGTGTATTGTCCGGAATGTGGAACGCTCTGCTGGCAGAGACCGGAGGATGCAGGAGTTGTTAAGGCATCACACCTTGACGGTGCGGTATGTACTAAGTGCGCATTAAGAAAGGCGGGTGATGTAGTGTGACATTACGAGAGGCAAGCAAAGGAGTAGTTAAATCCGGAGGAGGAACCTATAACATTGGCTTCAACGATGGAGACGAGACGCAGTTTGACGCTCAGAACCTCAAAGAATTGCAGGAGTGCTGGTCGGAGTTCTGTAAGGATGAAAAAATCAGTCCTGGATGCGTTGATTACGTGGAAAGGGTGAGTTAGTGGAAATTTTGACAAGAGCCATAGCAAATGAATACAGAGACAGAGCGTTGCTCCTGCCGTCTAACGGACTGCAGGACATTGGAGAAAGAAGAAAGTTGCGGGAAGAACTGCAGGCCAGGTGCAATCTGACAGAGCTGCAGGCGGTGAATATCATAAATGGCTTTCATATCCCGGACTATGTGAGAATCGCAGAAGTGAGAGCAGCAAAGGAGGCAGAAGAACATGAGAATTGAGAAAGAAGGATTTGTGTTACACCTGGAAGGAACATGGTGCGAAATCTCAAATAAGTACGCTGTTTTGGAAAGCGGAGATGTAGCAGTAAATGAAGAGGACATTCCTGCAGGGTTTGCAGAAAAGAAACTGGATCGCTATATCGAAACGCACAAGATCAGAGGATATGGAAAGGTTGACGGATGCGTAAAGAGAGTTGCGTGCGACGAAAGAACGAAGGAGTACATTCAGTTGCAGGCAGTAAAGCTGGACGATGATACATACATGGTGCAGGAGTTTGATAATGAGCTGGTATTTATGGGCGAGTTATGGAGCGGATGCAAATATCCGGATGAAGTGCTTGACTGGATGAAGAGCAACTATGAGATTGAGAGCTGTCTGACCGCAGAGGTGTATCGTAGCAGTTTAGGAGATTGCACGAATAACGGCATATCTTCTTACGCAAGAGAGTTGTATATCCTGGACGCACAGAAAGGTCCTTTTGAGCCGGACGACATCAGACAGTGCGTGTATATCGAAAAGCGCGAGATTATGGAACAGGAGTATGTTGACTGCAAGCCTGCATACTGCAGGAAGCGCTGGTATATGGCGGGCGGCAATATTCTTTACACATCGGATAGCAGATTCAAACAGATTACCGGGATCAGCTACCCAATAGCGATTCACGACAGATACGAAGGGAGGTAGGAGATATGGTAATTGTCGGGTATTATGCACATGGCAATAAGCATTATGTGGCTTTCAAGGATGAAGCAGATACGAAGGGCAGATTTATGATTACAGACGGATTCCACGACAGACCGGTTACGGAAAGAAACCAGGGAAAGTATGAAGGGTACGTGAAAATCGACAAAGCAGAGTGCAATATCAAGAAGATTATCGGCCGCATTCGTGGTACAAGACCGTGGCATCAGCTTCTGAGATTGCTGCAGAAGGAAGCAGGGTAAATTTTTTTACCATAAAAGCTCGCAAATGTGAGCGTTGGAAAATATAAAATTCGCAATATGCGGTATTGGCTAAGAGATTAAGGAGGACAGGCAATGGAAGTTAAAGGAATCATAACTATTGGATTGGAGCATATCCACCCACACCCGGACAATCCGAGAAAAGATCTCGGAGATTTGACAGAGCTGGCAGAGTCCATTAAGAAGAATGGAATTATGCAGAATTTGACGGTAATTCCGAAAGAAGGAGAACCGGGAGAATACATCACAATCATCGGTCACAGACGAAGTGCGGCGGCTAAGCTGGCAGGCGTTACAGAGGCACCCTGCAGGGTTGTAGAAGGCATGACAGACAAAGAGCAGATGTCAACGATGCTGGAAGAAAATATGCAGCGTAATGATCTGACGATTTGGGAACAGGCCCAGGGATTTCAGATGATGCTTGACTTGGGAGAAACAGAGGACACAATCGCTGAAAAGACCGGCTTTAGCAAGAAAACAATCAGACACCGCTTGAATATCGCAAAACTGGATTCCAAGACGCTGATGGAGAAAGAGAGACAGGACGGCTACCAGCTGTCGCTTACGGATTTGTACGAGTTGGAAAAGATCAAGGACGTAAAGACCAGGGACAAGATTTTGAAGGATTCCACAGATTCGAGAGATTTGGCAAGAAGAGCAATCAACGCTCAGAAGGAGCAGAAACGCCAGGAAAACATGAAGTTGTACGTGGCAATGATGAAGAAACTGGGATTAAAGAAAGCTCCGAAGGAAGCGGACAGTGAGTTTTACACGGATAAGTGGGAACGCATGAAGGACTACAGCCTCGACAAGGAGCCGCCTAAGACAATGAAGTTCGAGGACGATGGCGAGCCGATGTTCTACCTGGAAAGATATGGAACATTGTACGTGATCCGTAAGAAAAAGAAGGAAAAGAAGGTGCTTACGCCGGAAGAGGAAGCCAAAAAGCAGAATATGCGTAACAAGAAGCAGATCAAGGCAATTCTGAAAGAGGCTGCCAATACGAGAAAAGCGTTCATCGAAGGCATTTTATCCGGAAGAATCCCGAAGGTGACAGACGAAAGCAAGATTGAGGCAGAGCTGTTCGAGCAGATGATGGACTGGGAAACATTCACAGGGCACAACAAATTGATACAGTTCTTTGTGGGTTGCGAGGTTTACAATGCTCCGAATGAAGAGGTCGAGGCTGCCAGGAAGAAAGCAGAAGGACTCAGCGTACTTCATAAACTACTTTGCCTGGTATCGGCAATGGTTTCAGATGTGGACTTGGTAGAGTGGAATTACACGTACAACACAGTAAGGGGCGAGAAAGTAAAGGCATTTTACAGAGTGCTTGAATTGTATGGCTTCCAGTACCCGAACGACGAAGAAAAAGGTGCTGTTGAAGGGACCAGCGAATTATATGCGAAAAAAGAAGGTGTGAAATAGGTGTATCTGTTAGAAGAAGATTTGAAGTTTCCGAAAGATAGCTTCAAGAGCATGAAGTACCAGCCGTATGAAATGAAACCGTCATTTTCGATGGTAAGGGTATACCAGTGGTGGAGTTATTGGTGCGGTCAGGTGTATGTGTCATTCAGCGGCGGGTTAGACAGCACTGTTTTAGCTTATATTGTATGCCAAGCATACAGAAAGTATAAACTGGACGGTAAAATTCCGCTTGTGTTTGCCGACACCGGAACAGAATTTCCGGAGATCAGAGAATTTGTTAAGACATATACTGAATGGCTCAAAGGACAGTTTCCGGAACTTGATATTGAACTGGTAGTAATCAGACCTAAGCACAGCTTCAAGTGGGTGTGTGAAAATAAAGGTTTCCCGATTACAAGCAAAGACACAGCCGGGAAAATCAGAAAGCTGAGACACGGAAAGCTCAGTGAGAAATACAGAAATTACCTTCTGAATGGAGATAAAAGAGGCAAGTTCGGTATGTTGGCAAAGAAGTGGCAGTATTTAACAAACACGGAAGAGATGCCAGCCGATATATCAGAATATTGTTGCGAGGCATTAAAGAAAGAACCGTTCAAAAGATATGTCAAAGAGACCGGAAGACAGCCGTTTATCGGAATTACACAGGACGAGAGTTTCCGGAGAGAAAATCAGTATAACCACACAGGTTGCAATGTGTACGACGGACATACTATAAAGAGTCAGCCTATGGGATTTTGGCCGAAGAATGAGGTAATTCAATATGCAGTAGAGCAGCACATACCAATTTGCAGCATATATGGAACACCTTATAAGGACATGGAGGGGAACTGGTATTTCACAGGAGAACAAAGAACAGGCTGTTGCGTATGTGGCTTTGGATGTCATTTAGAGCCGGTACCAAATAGGTTGCAAAGGCTGAGAATGTCACAGAATGATAAGCACAGAAGAATGTGCGAAGGGTGTCTGCAGATAAAAAATCACGGAATGACATACGAGCAGGCATTGAATTACGCAGGAATCCATACAGAGGAGGTGCAGTACGATGAATAGCAGACCAGAAGTAACGGCAATGCTGTCGCTGTCAATCCAGCGACACATCTGCCCGAACAGTGATCCGAGAATCTACTGGGCTAGGGAAGTGACATTTGATTATGCCACCACGAATGCAGTGCGTGTGGATTTTATGAAGTTCAAGCCAGTAAACAATACGGTGTCCGGCATCGAGAAGGGAGATTTTTACTGCTACGAGGTTAAGTCCTCAGTAGAGGATTTCCATTCAAAGAACGGTCACAACTTCCTGGGCGATTACAACTACTACGTGATGCCGGAAGAGGTGTACGAGCAGGTAAAGAAAGAGATTCCGTACCAGGTAGGTGTATATGTTCCGGATGGAATGAATTACCGGGGCGAATGGTATGATCTCAAAGCAATCAAGAAGGCAAAGAGGAAAGATAGAAGCAGGCCAGTATCAGAAATACTGTTGATGATGTTTCGGTCTGCAGCACGAGATAGAAAGAAGGTGTTGAGCGATGGATATTAAAAACAAAAACGAATTAAAGAGAAGGATAGACCTGTTTTTACATGACTTCACGCCGGAAGAATATAAAATCAACGAAGAGTTTTGCAAGGAAACCATGAGAATGATGGCTGATTTTATCGGCCACGTAGATAACAGACTGGATTCGGCGAATGCCAAAATTATGGCCGGAAGGAAGAGAGAAAACGAACTGGCAGAATACATCCTCAAAGAGTGTCATTTCTGCCCGATCCCGGTTGAAGTTAAATGCCAGTATGGTTTCAGAGAGAACGGATGCAAGAAGTGCTTATTGAAACATACGGAATTGCTAGATAAACCAAGGGAGGACTGACGTATGGTGGTGAATGCAAAATGCAATCCCTGCAAAGAACCTACGAAATACGTGGCAGGGTTCTTCGATGGACCAAGGGGCAGGCGAGGATGCCTGTTTGATTGCAAAAATGAGCAGTGCGAGATTTATCAAGTGAAGAGATTTACAGAGTCGGAGGCAGTCAAGGAAAGAATTAAGATTCAGAACTTGAACAGTCAGAAGGGAATGTATGCAGGCTATATTGCAGCACTGAGGAAAGATGCCAAAATAACAATGATGAAAATGTCGCAGATTGCTGGATGCAGTCCGGCAGAGTACAGTTCCTACGAGCATGAACGGAAAGAGTTCGATCCGGAAATATACCGGAAATGCGAGAAATATCTGAAAAAGAAGGAAGGTGGAGGGCGATGTTGACGCTACCAATAAAAAAGAAGTGGTTTGATATGATTGTCTCCGGAGAAAAGAAAGAGGAGTATAGAGAAATCAAACCATATTACGACAGCCGGTTTATGAATGTGTTCGGTTTTCTCCTGGTAGGCGGACAGATGGTATATGGAGAGGCAGCACCGGAAGAAATCCGGAAGCCGTGGCCGGTACTAGTAGTATTCAGAAATGGGTACTCGAAGGATTCGCTGGAAGTTGTTTGCAAATGCACCCTGCAATTTGGAAAAGGCAAGCCGGAGTGGGGTGCGGAACCAGGCAAATTATACTATGTGTTGAAAATAGAAAAAGTGGAGGAGGTAAGAAATCATGTGTTACTGGGATGATGGAGATTATTTTGAGCCAGGCGAATTTGACGAGAAAATCGAAGAGTTAAAGAATGAGCTTAGAGAATCGGTAAAAAAGGAAATCAACGATGAAATCGAGAAACTGCGTAAAGAGAATAAGGAACTGCAGGGTATTAAGAGAAACTTCGAGTCAGTGAAGAAAGACTTTGAGAGAAAGAAAGATGAGTGCGACAGGGCGATACGGAATGCAGAAAGCAAAGCCAAGCAAGCCAGGTTGAAAGAGTTAATGGAACATTTCAAGGTTACTCTTTGGGCGGTAAGCTGGGACTATCGGTATAAAAAGAAATGCGATAAGTGCGACAAAAACAGAAGAATCCAGGTAGCATTGCCGTCCGGGAAAACCGTGGACGATGAGTGCAGCTGCAGAGTGAGCAAGAAAGTGTATTACCCAAAAGAGAATGTGCTATACGAATTAAGCGAGAGAAATAGAGAGTTCATGGCATGGTACATGGCGAAAGGAGACAGAGGAGAAGAGTATTTTGTTGGAGGCCCATGTGCTGAATATGCGAAGGTAGTAGTGGATCACAATAAGGATTTCAAAGAAATAGAGACAGAAGAATTGAGAAAAGTATTCTTCACAACGAAGGAAGAATGCCAGGCATTTTGTGATTATATCAATGGCACAGAAGTTTTGGGGTACGATTACAATGTTGAAGGTCAGCCGGTTGTGCAAAGAGAGGAGACGGAGTAGATGAACAAGGTAATTTTAATGGGTCGCCTTACACGTGATCCGGAGGTTAGATATTCCCAGGGAGAGCAGGCTATGGCAGTAGCGAGATACACCCTGGCAGTTGACAGAAGAGGAAAAAACCAGGAAAACTCAGCAGACTTTATCCAGTGCGTTGCATTCGGCAAGGCAGGAGAGTTCGCTGAGAGATACCTGCATAAAGGGACAAAGATTGTGCTGACAGGCAGAATACAGACCGGAAGCTACACGAATAAAGAAGGCCAGCGTGTATATACGACAGACGTTGTGGCAGAGGACCAGGAATTTGCCGAGAGCAAAAACACCGAGGGCGGTGGTACATATAGCAATAAGCCTGCACCGGCACCACAGTCGGGGAATGATGGATTTATGCCTGCAGGAGACGACAGCGAGCTACCGTTTGTATAGGAGGGCGAAGGATGAAACAGTACACATTGAACAGAAAAACATACAAGGATGTTAAGAGAATGGATCATCAGCAGATGGATGCATTCTGCAAGAATTTATACAAGGCAGGTCATGCGGACGGTATGAAAGATGCGGAAGGTTTGACCGAGGATGAAGTGAGAGAAGTTATCCTGGGCGTGAAGGGTATCGGGCCAAAGAAGACAGAGGATATTGTGAATGCTCTGACTGCAGCACAGAGAGAAAGGAGTTAGTTGACAAATGGATAAGAGTAAAGTATATTTAGAAGTGCCGGAGTTCACTGGCGAAAATGTACCGGTGGCAGTAGCAGCAAGAGTAATGAAAAAGGATCAGCAGTTTATACGCCAGGGCATTATCCTTGGATTTTTGAAATTCGGAGTTGCTTTCAAGAAGGAAGGGAGCAGCCAGTACGATTACTACATTTCCCCGATGAAGTTTTGGGAAGAGACAGGTTTTGTGTATGCCGGAGAGGAATGCTAAATAAGCCGTGAGAAGTGCTGAATAGGTATAAAAATTGATGAACAGGAAACATACAGGTAACAAAAACGCCAGCGGATGCGATAAATACGTGCATTACTGTTTCCATCGAGGAAGCTGCTAAGAACGGTAAGTTCTAATAAAAAGTAATTGACAAAATATTGGAGAGTAACAGGTGATAAAAACCTGTTGCTCTCTTTTTTAATGCTTGACTTTTAGTGAAAATGTGGATATTCTTTACGGGATATAAAAGA